TTGCAACCTCCCACGATGGCACTGATGCTCTGGTTTCCACGATTTGCGGATTCCGACAAGTCTGCTGGAACACTGTCCGCGCATCAATCGATTCATCGGACGTTAAGGTGAAGATATTCCATACCAAAAACGCCGATATGCAACTCGACGCCTTGCCCGAAATCCTCGTTGCCATGCGAAACAAGCAAACCGATATGGTCGAGGCACTCGCGCATCTGGCGGGGATCAAATGCGATATCGTGAAGGCGAAGCGCATCATCAACGGATACTTCTCCCGTTTGCAGGGCGGAAATACCGAATTCGCTACGCGCACGGCAAATACTGTCGATGGCATCATATCGACGTTTCGCACGGGCAAGGGCAATCGCGGAGAAACCCTCTACGATCTTGTCAACGGAGTCACCGAATTCTATACCCACGGGGATGGAGTCGGAAAGACTGGAACAGGATTGGTCAAAACCTATCGTTCGGAATTCGGTTCGGCGGCGGAACATAAAGAACGCTTCCTGAACCTAGTCCGCGATTCCAATCGCCGCGAGGCACTGGAAGAACTAGGTGCGCGAGTCACGCTCGCCACTGCCCTGAACTAGGGTTTTCCATCTGCTCTCCCATGCGGAGGGCAGAATGGGGAACCTTCCCCGATAACACCACAATGAAAACCACTGACAAAATCAAAGCAGCAAAGCATTTCGGATTAGATCAATCCATGATGAGATGCCGCGCACTAAAGTTGGCACTCTATGAGTATGCCTCAATCCATCCGCGCATGGACAAGATCACGCGCATTCTAGAGCGTTACCGCTTGGGGGATGCGTTCGCCTTCTATGCCGCGAAACCCGAAGCATTCGGAATACGATAAAACACCATGAACGCACTGATCAATAAATCCAAAGTCAAAAAATACATTCTGGAATTCGCAGAGGCTAATCGCGCTCACAAGTTTTCCAGAGTATCGCAGGAAACTATCGACAGAGTCGAGGCGGCGGCACGTTCTGCTTGCAAGGCTATCGTGACCCAAGCCCCATCGAAAGGAAAGACGTTGTGAAGACAATCACATTAAAAAAAGCCCGAAACATATTGAAAGAAGCATTTTACAATGGAGCCGTTCTTCCTGACGATGATGCCCCGATTTGGCCATCCGTTAATGAATTAAACGGAAAACCAGACAATGAATTCTTGTTGTTGCAACTATGCGGAGGTCTCCTATTTAGTGAAGGGCCAGAATATTCATTCATAGAAGGAGACAACAAAAGAGTTGAGATACAAGGATCATCCATGTTTCTCGTGTCAACCATTGGAAAGAAAATACAAGTTAAAATTCTTCAAGAAAGGAATTTAGAATGAGCTACTCAATATCAATCGATAAAGAAATACCCATTGGTGACAAGTTATTCTATGCCCTTGTCGAGGCTGACGTTTGGTTTCGGGATTCTGAAGATCCTGAACCCTATCGTCTTGAGGTGACAAAGGCGGAGGTTGCCCCGCTGGACGGCGAGAACCTCCCGCTGGACTACGAGGGGCGGACGCTGGAAAAAATCGTCGTCACGGGGCTTCCAGAGCTAACAGAGGCTATTGACAAGGCTCTATGGGATGAGATCCAGACCTATACGGAGGACAATTACCAAGATCTGATTCGGGATCTTCGGGATGCCTGCGACGAACGCGATCTGTGAGAAGGCGCATCACCATCACGATTTGGGATGATCTCCCCATCCCTGCGAAAGTCCGACCCTTTCCCGTGATGAAGCATCCTCTCCATGAGATGTTAAAACAATTGGAAATTGGTCAGGCTTTGGATTGGCCCCGTGACTTAAACGAGCAAGATCCCAACAAGCTTCGCGCCATCATGCAGCGCCATCAAAAAACAACTGGAAAGAAATTCACCATGCGGACCATTTGGCCCAAGCCTTGGTCAGGTGACAAAAGGCCGATCCGCCGCATCTGGAGGACCGCCTAATGACCATAGGTTGCCCACTTCTTTTCCCCCGCCCGCTTTCTGGCTCCACGCCCCTTGCGGTCAGGCCGATTACGGATCTCCTGAAAGGTCAACCTTCGGGGCTTATCCCTCGGAGGGGACTTGTATCTTTCCTCGGTGACATAGGGCGATTCGCCATCCTCGGCGGGAAAATCATTGATCGACCATGAAGATTTCATTGAACGTCGAGTGACGGCCAATGTCTAACACAATAACCACCACCATGAAAACTAAAAACACATATAGCGTAAACATAGTTTACAAAGACGGCAGTCTTTCCACCATTGGAGTTGACGCCTATGGCATCGGCTGGATCTCCCATGAAGTTGAGAAAGCCTTGGGAATTACTTATCCCCTAGACTTCGACATCATCCGCATAGAAAAAATCAAATGAAAGCCAAAATCGGAACCTACAAACCCGCCACTTCCCTGCGTATTGGGATGGCGGACATCGTTAACCTTGAGATGGTGCTGATGCGTCATATCACAAGGGAATTCAAGGACCGCAATTCGCGGCCCTTCATCAAGCCTCTTCAGCGTCTCGACATTCGGGATGCGGTCAAGGCACTCCGCTCCATCAAATCCTCCAAGCTTCAATACCATGTGGACTGACGCATGTGGCAATGACCACTACGAATTCTGGGAGGGGATCAGGATCAATGGCAAGACCCACCAGTCCCGCCCCCTCTATGCTTTGTGCGCGGAGTTTGGGGACGCACAGGTATTGGATGCCTGCATGCACCTTGGATGCCTGCCCTACGTTCAGGATCTTTCCGCGATCCGCGCCGAATGCCAACGTCAGGAGGATTCCTATGTCTAAAGAACAAGTAAGATTTGTTTGCGACATGGCGCATGACCTCATGCTTTGGTTGCGGGGAACCCCGAAACAACAACCTTCGCTGCTGGCCCGCTCCATCCACTTCTCCACCAAGGCAGATTGGATGCAGCGACTGGTAGCCTACGGCCAGTTAGACAACTGGCTATCCAACAAACACAAAACCACAAATGAAAGCTAAAATCGGAAAATACAAACCATCGGTAGAAACCATGCTGGCCCGCGCCAATGCGCGGAGCTACGGCTTCAAACGTCCGCAACGCAAGTATTCAACCTACACCAAGCTGGAAGCATGGCACTTGGCCCGCAACCTCAAAAGCAAATAGCCATGACAATAACCCAAAAGCACGAAAATCTTGCCAGCAGAATCAAGGAGATTCAAGAACATCGGAACGCTTTGATTGCCTTGTGCAAGAAGACGAGCGATGAGTTCCAAATCAACCATCATTGGCTCTTGAAGCCAGTTTTTACGCGCAACTATTCGCTTAATCATATCAGCAAATGGTGGACAACTGTTGGTAAAAAAGTTTTTGCCAAATGGCAGCATGAGGAAATGTATGTTTCCGCCGTTAGCAAGTTGAGTGTAAACGAACTAAAGATCCTCAAAATCAGCAGACACTACAGAGAATGATACATCATCACATAACCAAGGCTGGCCTCAATGCTGAGAAGCGTTGCAGGGGAAGGGTCACAATCTGGAACGACTCAAGTAACGTTGAGCTAACCCTGAGTGTGGCAGAATGCCGCAAACTGGAACGCCGATTCTTCATCGATATCGAAGATGTTATATCTAACGAGTTGATGGGGAAGATCTTGGAACACTTCCGCGATCTGGGCGAACTCTACGATCAGGAGGATCTATGCTTAGTATGATCGAATCCTTCGGAACCATCGTTAATACGATTGTTCTTTTCATTGTGGTTGTCCTTTTCGGGGCAACAATCGTCAACCAAGTCGTAGAACTATTTAAAAAATGATAGATCTATTTTTCATAACTATGTTTGTATTCGTTTTCGGATACATCATCTTCTACAACGTCGATCAAATAACCAAATACAGAAAGAAATAACATGAAACCATATGCATTCTTGGCTTTGATAGTCTCGGTTTCGGCCTTCATCGGGCTGGTCTCGGCTATCGAAACTCCGCGCAAACCAAAGCAGGATAAGGTCTATGTCCTCCCACTTGTGGAGGATATGCCATCTGTTCCAAACCCCTTGCAATTCTAGGCAAGAGGGGATACATCAAGAGGAGGGGGGCGAAAGCTTCTCTCCTCTTTTTTTTCTATGACCATCCTCAATCTCGGACGCATTGGAGATAACATCAATCTCCTACCCGTCCTTTACTCGCAGCATCTTGCAGGGCGGCGTCCGACCATTGTGACTTCGGGGAAGTATAGCGAAATCTTTGAGGCTGTAAGTTACTGTGATGTAAGGAAATACAGCGGAGATCCTGTTGAGTTGTCCCATGCCATCGGGCTTTGCCATGGATTGCCAGACCTTCGGGTAGCACAAGTCTTCATGCACCCCAAGGAAACCAAGCAGGAACGCAACTATGCTCTGGAGAGCTACCGCTTGGGAGGATTCCGCGATCTTTGGAGGAGGTTTCCCTATGTCCTTGATCGGCGGGATCTGGATCGTGAAGAAAAACTAATTAGGAATATTAAGGAGCCCTTCATTGCGGTGGCTAGGCTTGGGATTAGTTCGCCATTTGCGAATGGAGAACGACTAGTATCCAACCTCAAATCCCGCTTCCCAAACCATGCCATTGTGGACTTGGCAAAGATCACGGCAGAGAAGTTTCAGGATATGTTGGGCATTTTGGATCAGGCTTCCTGCTTGGTCACCATCGATACCTCATTCCTCTGGCTGGCTAACGCTGCCAAGTGTCCGACCATTGCTCTGATTAATGATGGTTGGCGGGGTAGTCCTCCGCCTGTGACCGCTACCTCCACCTTCCGATATAAAGACTTCCAAGTGGACTCCGTCTGTGATGAGGTCGAGAAAACGCTGCTGCCAACGGGCCAAACTTGGGCGATTGTTGACCGATTCGGGCAGGAAAAACGCCACAGGGAGGCATTTAAGAGCCAAGAAACAGCCTTCAACCACCTCCTTACTACCAGCAATCTGCCTCGGACGGCACAGGAAATCGGGGATTCCAGACCGCTACCAATGCTCAAGGAGATGATGGCAAAAGCAATTAAGTTTGCTTCGGGTCGGGACGTTGTGGTCTGGACCAATGACGATGTGGAAATTCTCAATCTGGATTTAGTTGTAGACCATGTTCGGAAGTTCGGGGCTGTTGGGATTCGGCGTGACCCCGCCCATATCGGCAGGGAGTTATTCGCCTTCCGCTGGGACTGGCTGGCGGACAGGCTCTATAACTTTCCCGATTGTGCCGTAGCTTCCCCTTGGTTTGACTTGGCCGTGGCGGCTTGGATTCGGCGGCAATTTGGATGGGTTTCCACTATGGACAACCTGATCGAAGACCGCTATCCTGCCGAAATACCGAATGAAAAAATCCTATACCATCAAGATCATCCATCAAGCTGGACGGGATCAATGGAACAACCAGCTTCAAAATGGAATGAAAGAATATTCAAAATGCTATTAACATGAACAAACACTTTTACGCAATTAGAGAAGCACTATCCCGTGTGTGCCAAGGATCTAAATCCTACTTGGAAGTCGGTGTCAACGAAGGAACAAGTCTGGAAGTTGTAATCAACGAATGTCAAACCATCGAAAGTCTGACGCTTGTGGATATGTGGGGCTATGCCTACGGTGGAACAGGACGAGGCAACCATGACCATATTGTTGATCTGATCAATCGCCTTGGATACAAAGGACAAACCAGATTTATTGATGGTGACTCGCATCAAATTCTTCCGCAACTTATTCAAGAGGGAGCCTCATTTGACTTGGTAACAATCGATGGAGACCATTCATATAAAGGCGGAGAACAAGATCTAATCGACGGATGGAAGATGGTCAATTCTGGGGGATGGATCGTCTTTGATGACATCACACACAAAGCCCACACCTACCTGATGGATATGACCAAAAAGTTTGAGGCTGATCATAAACCATCCCAATCAATCTGGATTACTGATGCAGCAAATGGTGCAGTAGCCTTTCAAAAGCCGTGAGAAAGCTAAATCTAGGCTGTGGCGGGAATGTTCTGGCTGGATGGGAGAACCACGATATGGATGTGGACATTACCAAACCGCTACCATACGAAGACAATTCAATTGATTTTATACTCATCGAACACTGCGTTGAGCATACCACAACCCCTGATGCCGTGAGGTTTTTCATGGAGGCTCTGCGTGTTCTCAAACCAGAAGGAACCCTGCGAGTAGCCGTCCCAAGTGCTGACAAGATATGTGATCTGGCAGACGGGGATTATCTCAAGTGGCATGGACAATCTGGATTCGGAGACGGGTCAAAGAGGGGCGCGGTTCGCTCTATTCTCCTAGACCATGGCCATCTCTCGGCTTGGAATCACTCCATCCTTGAGTCTTGTCTCTTTGCTGCGGGGTTTGACCCTGACAAAATCTACGATTGCGAATTCAGCGAACTGGAGGGTCATGGAAAAGTGATTGGAGACCACAACAACAAAATCGAAACTATTATTATGGAGGCAGTGAAGTAGATGCTAATTCAAGATGGTCATCTCGGAGGCTTCATCCAAGGGGGAGACCCCGATACCCATGATCCAGTCATATGGCAGAAACTAATCGATACTTTCCAACCCAAGAACCTGATTGATGTTGGATGCGGGGAGGGCCATGCCATCAAGTGGTTTGTGGACAATGGAGTGGACGCTATCGGGATTGAAGGATCGTCCAAAGCTTTGGAGAATAGCCCCGTCAAGGACCGCATCATCCTCCACGACTACACCAAGGGACCATACAAAGTTGAATCCGTTTTTGATTTGGCTTGGTCTTGTGAGTTTGTCGAGCATGTCGAATCGCGCTTCTCCTCTAACTACATGACCACATTCAGTTGTTCTCCTGTGGTAGCCATGACCTACTCGGAACCGCAATGGTCAGACGGGGGCCACCACCATGTCAATTGCCAACCTCAATCCTACTGGAACGAGAAGTTTGAGGCTCTTGGCTATGCTTGGATGGAGGAATACTCAATGTATTTGAGGTCTATTGCTACGGCAAGATGGGTGAAACCGACAGTCTCTGTTTTCAGAAAGAAATGAACAATATCGTTGGATCTGGCTACCACTACCGCTCGGATTGGGATCGTTCTTTCTACGATATCTGGCGCACCAACACCGAAAAATACACCCATGATTACGTTGTTCTTTCAACAGAACGCGGGGTTCCATGTTCAAATCAAATCATTTGCCACCACAATATCGGCCATGTCGGGGATCTAATTAAAGAAAACAGAGAGGGTCTATGCGGATGGTCGGCCTCCGTCTGTGCCTTGGCTATGATTGCCTACAACTGTGGGAAGGACTTCATCTACAAGGAGGCTGATTGCCTGTGGTTCGGGCCTGTCCCAGAACGCATGTATCAGGATCTCGGTGACAGGGGCATGGTATTCGGGGCCAAGATGGACGCCGCCCCTTGGATGGCTTGCGCCCAATCAACCTTCCTTATCCGCCATAGTTTCATTCTGGATTTCTTGCGGGGCTATCTATTCCTTCCCCATGACAAGGACATGCTTCCAGAGGATAAGTTTGTTAAGCTAGAAGAGAATAGCCCCAACAACTACGGAAGACTTTCTTTCGGGGTTGACCGCATGAGGCCACTACCTTGGGAATCAGAAGTCTGGTATGCCCAGCAATGGACTCAGGAAGAATTGGACGAGGCTAAGTCTCGCGGACTGATTTAACGCCCGCTACGGATTCGCTGCAACTCCTTCTCGCGGTCTTTTGCCGCCTTAATCATGTCGCGGCGAGCCTTGCCAACGAGTCGGGCAAAGTCAGCATCGTTCAGGCGCATCATGTAAAGCCACTCGGAGAGCGCGGAGAAGTAGAGAAGGCGCTGCTCTTCAGGAGTATACATCTCCATCTCTTCGGGAGTGGCCAGCATCTTGGTTTGCAACGCAACCTGCTCGGCTTGCCCAATACCGATATCAAACATTCCCAAGCTCATGGCGTTATCAAAAGACTTGTAGCGGTAGAAGGGGGACCGCTCCTTAGAATACTGGTCATAGGACATAACCTCACCTTCGTCATCAAGAATGGAATCATTCTCAAGCTGGAGAGATACCATATAGGATGCCCGATTCATGGCGTCAATAAACTTAGATTCCACGATTTGCGGCGTGCCGCCAACCAGCAAGTTACCAGTAATGTCCGCAAGGAACTGTCTCCAATTCTTATTTGCTTCTTCCTTCTGCTTCTCTTCATCGGGCTCATCCATGTCCACACCCATGAGGCCGTAGAGAACGCCAACACCAGCACCAGATATGGCGGGGATAACGTATCGCTTGGTTGCATGGAAAAGAATGAGACCACCGATTGTTCCAGAAAGCCCGCCCACTCCACTCTTACTCCCACTGATTGCATCACGCGCATCGGAGTAAAGCCTCATGCGTTGCTGGATAGCAAAGGAATTGAACGGAACAAAGATGGCCTTGACCAGATTCTCCCAACCAGTCTTCCCGCTTTGGGCAAACGTGGCCATGGATGTCGGGTCGCTTGATCCCTGATAGATGTCGGTCATCTGTTCGGCAAACGCTGCCGCCTGACGCCTTGCTGGATCGGATTCAATTAGATCCGATTCCTTAGACCAGTCATCAATCTTGATATCCTGCTTGTTAAGTTCGCCCTCGTAGTAGGTCATCCATGCTGCGGAAGCCGCCAAGAAGTCAGAGGATTTAAGGGCGATCATCCACACATCGGCAATCTTTCCAGCCTGCTCCTTGGCCTGATCCCACTTGCTCTCACTAAAGTAACGCTCAAGGCGGTTCTGATGGCCCTCCATCTGGTTGATGTATTTGTAGCCAGCAGAGGCATCACCACGGCGACCAATGGAAAATTTATTAAGAAGGGTTCTTGCTAGTTTTTGCGTCTTGGGTGCAATGTTCTTGGCAAGAAGATCCCCTCGACCACCACTTCCCCATGCCGTGATAAGCTGGTCGGGTGGCTGTTTAATCCATTGATAGATACCACCAAGGGCAATGCCAGTGCCAAGCTTACGCGAAATAACACTGAGTGAATCCACAGCCTTCTCAATAGCCCCGCCACTACCCATCGATCCACGGCGCATACGGGAAAGCCGCAAACGATTGAGGCGCTCAATAAAGAAATCTTTGTTGGCTGCACCACCAAACACTATCTCAGCCTCTGGGGTCTTCATAAAGGAAGCAATGCGCTGCCATCCACTGGACGTATAAGCCTTGTTGATCTGGTCGGAGAGACCATTGAACACGTTGCGACGAAGATTAAATTCAATTTCCTTCCCCTTGGGAAGAACGGAGTAATCAACACGCTTGATGGTATAAGCAGACTGTTTCGGATTCAGGCTCACTTGGTCATAGAACAGGCTCTGCTCTTCAGGGGTGATGGCGAGTGACGGGCCAGCAGAAGTAAATCCAATTGTAAGATAGTTGGGGTTCTCGTAGTTGTTGGCTTGATCATTAAAGTTCTCGTCAAAGCTCTTTAGGAAATCCTTGTATTGCGGAAGCAGTGTGTCCTTATACCAGATCAAAGACTCATGGTTCGCTGGAAACTCGCGCTTCATGTTGTTGAGGATTGCCTCAATACTATCCCCATCAATCTGATTGAGAATGGCTTCGATGCGATCCGCCATAGCAACACGGTCTGGCTCTGTGGTTGACCTTCTGCGATTGGCTATATCCTGACGGATCAGGTCTCGGCGTTGATTGATGGAGGTAAGCTCGTCCTTTTTGGGGACGGACTGAATTAGGAATCCAACCACACCTTCGGCCAAGAGACCATCTTGGTTGCGGGCTGCTGCCTTGTATTTCTTTTCAAGATTGCGGTGAAACTCCGCGATCTTCTCTTGGATCTCATCAATCGTATTGTTCGCCTTGGTAAATCCAAGGTTAAGGTCAAGCATCCCCATGGCATCGTACATCTTTGCCATTGCTCCCTTGCCAAACGCATTGCGGAATGTGTCGGAAACAGACTGCAACTCAAGGGCCCACCCACGTTGCATCCTCTCGGAAACAAAGCGGGGGAGAAGGTTAATCCAAGCGCGATTCTTGGCCACCATGGTGGAATCTTGCGCTGCCTCACGGGCGCTCTGCTGACCCTTGGCAACGGCGACAAAGTATTCCGCCCCATTGGTCTGGTTATTATAAATGATATTGTTGGTGATGCGAATAAAACGCTGGCGCTCTTCGGGGTCGAGGGCCTTGGGATCAACCTTCAGCATGGAAGAAACAATCGAACGCTGGTCTGCTCGCAGATTGTCTGTATCGTAACCACGCAATCCCTGCTGAGTCTCAATTGCCTTCTCGGTCAACAGGTTCTCCAGCGCCTCCCTGTTTTCTTGGGCTTCGATTTGTTTGATGATGTCAATTGACTCCATCATTTCGTTGACCTGATCTGGTTCTATTCCGTATTTTTTGGCCAGACGTTCATTAGCCTCGCGGTCAAGATCTCTCTGGTTTCTTTGTGTCTCGGACTGGGCTCCCGAAAGATAGCTCTCCATCTCGGCATCGGGAATGACCACATAATCGGGTGATAGCACCGCCTTGAATCCGCGCAAGTAGTAGTTCACAGCCTCGGCAAACATGCGGGGATCGTCCAGCTTGTTGACGGGGATCTTGCTAACGTCTTCAAGGACTTCACGCTGCGGACTCATGGCCACCTTCTTTTGGGTAGAAAGTTGTTTGGCCCTTTTCTGTGCGTCCTTGGCCTCGCGGAGATCTGCATCGTAGTTGGCATTCTCTACTACCTTGGCTGCGTATTCTGAGAAAGCCTCAACACTCTTTTCGCTCGTCCAAATCACTTTGGCTGCGCGTTTGGCCAAGGCTTGTGCCTGCTTCGGACGCACGGGGCCAAGCAGTTCCATGGCCTTAATAATCTCAACCACCTCTTCGGCTGTGCGTTGCTGCTCTTGCTTTGCGGCACGATTGGCTGCGGCTTTTAGGCGGATCTGCTGTTTAAGCGCAGTTTTTTCATTGACCTCAATCTTTACTGGGGGAACGCGCACACCCATGAATACATCAAAGAGACGCTGCATGACGGGGCGGGGACGATCAGGGTCAACTTCCTTGGGAAGTGTTACACCCTCTGGCAGTGCCTCAACAGACAATCCCGTTTGAGTTTCAAGGAAAGCCGTGGCGATGGACTGTTGGATATCGTATTGCTTGGCAATGGCATTGGCCACCTTCTTGGCATTGGCTGGGGTAAGATTGGTATTCTCTGAGATGAGGTCTTGGAGTTGACGGGTGTCTCCACCTTGATCCATCCAGACAGAGGCTATCTCGCTGATCTTGTAGGTAGTCGGGCCTTTGGCCTCGGACGCCGCATCCACCTTGGCCATTGATACTGCCATAGTAGATAGAGTAGATGCTTCGGGACTTCCCTCGGAGAAGGTTGGGATGGCGTCTTCTCTGCGGGATTCGCGGATGGAATAGCGGATGTCGGCCTCGGTGGGCTGGAACCTTTGGTCTATCGGGATGATGTTGCCGTTGTCATCGTAAGTAATAAGATCGGCAGACTTAATCTGATTTGAATTAAAGACGATAGTGTGGACTGTTTCGGGGCCGACTCCCGCCATGGCACTTCCGATCCTTCTTGCAGATCCAAACTTTTGATTAACAAGATTGTCTACGATTCCATCAAATCCAGAAGCCTCAATTGTTCTTCGGATGATTTCGTTTCCTGCCAAATCACCATTAATATCGTCTGCGTCAGATGTGAGATCTTTAAGAATCTTAACTGCTTCGGAAGCGGAGAGACCATCGTATCCAAGTGCTGCCTCATACAGTTTTTGCGCCACAGAATCGGCATTAATGTTTTCGTATTCCGCCGCGACTTCCTTGAAATTGTTTACGAAGTCAACCAGCTTTCCAGTGGGCTCACCGAATTCATCGGTTGCTTCATCGTATTGCTCAAAGAAATCAAGAAATGTTTGGTTCTCTCCTCCGATCAAAAACGGATTATCCATCTTGATGTAGGCACTAATCATGCGCCTGTCTCCGCCACTAAGTATTTCTTTAGCTCTCTGTCTTGCTACTTCATCAGACACTTCCTCATTAGCTTGGATTTGTTCCGATAGCCTTTCGATTCTGTTGGTAAGATCTGGGCCTTCTCCTGCATAGTTCTGAAGAGCATCATCTTCAGTGTTTGTAAAATAATACCCCTTGCCAAAATCGTTTTCTGAGTTTGCCCTATCGCGCCGAAACACATTAAAGATATGAGTTGTTCCGTGGAACAGAAGGTTCTTTGTGTCGTATTTGGCTTTTCTTGCTGCCTTATTTACGAGCCTCTGTAGCTCCTCCTTGTTTGCCTCTGCTAAAAATGGATTCTTTGCCAACTCCAAGAACCGCGCATTTTCTGCTGGAGTGACGAAAGCCCGACCCTCTCTTGCCTCTCCCTGCACATTGATAAATTTGTTGTATGCCTGTTTGAATTCGGCGTTGATCTCGGAGACATTTCGGGCGGCGATGTATTCGGCGGCTCGGCGGGTCAGCTTGTATCCCAGCTTGTTGGCCCATGCCTCAATCCTCGCCACAGCACGATCAAACCACTTCCTGCCCCTCCATCCTTCGGCTAGTAGCTCGACGGCTCTGGCGGCTTCCTCGGCGGTTCTAGCCTTCTCTGCGTAGCCCAACCTAGTGATGGCATCGTTGATTTCTTTTCTTTCTTTCGGGGTCAACCCCGCAACCAAACGATTAAGTGCTCCATCGGCATTGGCGGATTCGGCAATCTCATGGTTTAGGACTCGCTCTATAGCAGCATCGTCTTTTAAGGCTGCGGCGTTTAGCTCAATGCCTACCACCTTACCATCTCGGATGATGGTGCGGCCTTCAAAGGAAGCATTGGGTTCGTTGACCACCGATACAATCCCACCCCGCCCAAATCCCAAAGACTCCAGCTTGGTTGTCACTGCTTCGGGTTCCATGCCAGCAATACGGCTGGGCATCTGTAGGGAGAACAAAGCTTGTCCTTCTTCTTCGATGATTCGGCGCATTTCTGGGGTGATGTTAACGCGCCAGATAGGGGTTGTTCCCTTATACATACGCGCAAATTCCATGGCGTCTGCTTGATTATCAAATTCTCCTAAAACTTTAGCCTGCGGATCTTTCCCGTCTTTTCTGTCTTTAACACGAAAAACTCCATCATCGTCTAGAAATGCCCAAGCCTGAGCGCCTACCGCCGCCGATATCTCAGACTTCTCAACAGTTGCTCCCCACTTCTTGACATACTTAGCGATCTCCTTGGGAAGAATGTTGTCGTAAAAAGATGACATTCCCTCGCCGCCGACTTTCAAATCTAATCCAGAAAGTTCCGCTCTAGCTTCCTTTTGAACCAACTCATCAACATATTGTTTGGCTATTTCCTGACTACCAAAAGAAAGAACCTCTCCACCCGTTCCAAAAAGGAAATCTCCATTAGGATCATAGACCACAAACTTGCCAGCTTCGTCTGGATCTGGTTCGATAGACCATTGGCTCCTGTCGTATTTGATGCTTTCGATCTGCTTTAAAATTTTATCTGCCGCTTCTTTTCCGACATAGTCAGCGATCTTGTCTGGTTCTACATTAGTTTCCCTGATGACGAGTTTATTATTGAGGTCGTAGGCATACAGTTCGCCAATGCTGTAGTCCATGGCATCTTCTGGCTCAAAGCCAATACGGGACACGCGCTTTGAAAGATCGTATCTAGCTGCTTGGGTTTCTCCAGTAGTCCACCCGACCCAATCTTTTCCAGAGGCTACGGCTTCCTCCAGCACTCTCTTAAAGGCTTGTAGTGGCCAGTCCTTTTTAAACGGCTTATCTGGCATTGCTCTCGCATTTTTCGCAACAATCTCTTGGTCTTTAAGCCACTGCTGTATCTCTTCCCCGACTTTTGTTTTGAATTGATTTTCTATTTCCTCTTTGGATAGATCTTTTTTCTTTATTTTTAGCCAGTTGACGAAGTTCTCGTTTACAACACTATCATCCTTATATCCCACAGTTCTCGCATTTTGGTGCAAGTCTGATTGTATTTCCTCAATGAAAGTTCCGTCTTTTCCTTCTAGATCTTGTCTGTCGTTGGCTCTGTAGTGGGCTATATAGTTTTTGACATTCTTAAAATGCGGAGAGATGTAATCTTTCTTAGATGTGACATATTCTTTTTTCGCCGCCTCAAGAGCCTCTTCGGCCTGCTCTCTGGTTGGGAACGACTGAGAGAATCCTTCGGCGTCCTTGTAATACAGTCTCCACCTATTTGTGGTCTCTTGATAAACAATTCTGCCACCAGTTTCTCTGGGCGTTGGAGGCATGGAGATTACAACTTCTCTGTAGTTCTCGCCGTCTGGAAGTTGGTATTCTTCGTATTGTGTCTGTGGATCTTCTGATATTTTAAGTTGATAGGCGGCAAGCTCTTCGGCTTCGCTCCAAGTTTTGTTTAAATTATTAGAGACATCAACTCTGTCGGCAACCATTCCAGATTCTTCCATTTGCTCGACAACCTCATCAACCCACCCATCCCAAATTTCTTGCGCCCTATCCTGTATTTGTTGGTTTTGTTCTGGCGTAATTTCTACCTTTTGAAGAAGTGTTACAGGCTCAAACTGGACGCGTCCCTCATCCTGCATATACTTGATGATGGCTTCTTTCGGGACTCGCCCGTTGTTTTCAGATGCAATGCGGTCAATGGCCTCGGTGATCCCGCTCCACTTTATTTCTTCGGGCTTAACCCCGCTACCCCTAGTCGGATCGATGATGGCTTTGAGTTGTTCGGGAGACGAGACGTTGGGCATCTTCGCCGCAACCGTGCGCTCAAGCTGTGAGTAGAAGCGATTCTTTAGGACTACTGGTTGTTCCCTGCGGGATTCTCTTACTTCGGGGGCGGGGCGATCTTTTGCACCACGAATAAGCTGCGGACCAGCACCATAATATGATGGCCTTCTTGACATTGTGACAAACTGCCAATTGGGTTTTGTGCCATACGCCTCTCCACGAATAATGTAATCAAATATATCTGTAAGCTCCACAGACTCAGTTCTGTTAAAAAGCTTCTTAAAAACATCTTTTATTCTGGAAAGAATCTGATCGAAAATTGGAACAAGTTTTTTATTATCTGACTTATTGGTCAAAACATATTCTGCAAAGGATTGAGCAAACCACTCAGATTGACTTTTTGCGTAATACTTTTTAAACCACTCTACATTTCTCGCGCCAGCGACACCCTGTTCAAAGAAACTCTCCCTTTGTTGCTTTGTTGTTTTCCTGAAAGCATCGTCTACAATCTTTTTCTGTTTGGAATCAAGCAGTGAGTAATATCCAGCATGACCATATTCATGCCAAAAAGTTGAAAGAATTTGTGCCGTTCTTTCATCAAGATTCGGATATTCTCTTTTTGCATTCTTAAAAAGTTTAAGAACGGGCTTGTATCCAATCTCAAGAGCGCCAGAAGCCGCAACAATTTGCTGTCTTCCATAGCCACCACGGCCATAAGACCTTGTTGCTCTTGTTCCAAAAGCTCCGACTTCTGCATTTGCTAAAAATTCGTCATTGACGTTGTTATCCCATAGGGTTGCCAAGATCATATCCCTCGCGTCATCCGTTAACGCGCCATCTTCAACCATCGATTCAAGCCTGTCTCTAAACCTTTTATGTCCTCTGCCCCTTGTGTCAAAAGCTTTCCAAAGATCTTGAACGGTATTAAAAGTTGAAACAGCCTCTGGCTCTGCAACCTTCTCTACTGTTTGAGGTTGCGGTGGCACATATATATCCTCTACCAGTGTCCAGCCTGCGGGCATACGCACACCAGTTCCCACCTGATCGACCCCGATACGAAGATTCTTCGCGATAGCTTCGGCTACTACTTCGTTTGATCCTGTGTCGATTTGGATCTTTCGGGCTTCGGGGGTCAACCTTGGGCGCTCGGCCTCTGGCAACGCCTCTAGACCCGCTTGCGTGATCACTGGTTGCCCATTGTATAGCTCGACTAGTCCTTGACCGACCAACCCCGAAACATCGTCTTCTGTTTGTTCTGCTCTTGCTACTCGGCGTAGAGGTTCAAGATTCGGGGTTTCGGGAGTCGGCACTGCCTCTGCGGGTTTTGGGCGATACACCATGGGAATGCCCATTGTTTTTGTTGGGCCTTCGGGGTCGTTCTCCCATCCAAGAGTTTTATAAAAGTTAAACAGTTCTCTCGGAGTCATGTATCCCTGTTCGCGCATCTCTTGAGGGGTGCGATATTGTCTATCGGATGGTGCTGTTAGAGCTTCTCCCTTGAGTGTGACATTGTTTTCGTCGGCCCAGCGGAGCATGTTGGTCATCGCTTCGCGCCCGATACCCTGACGGCGTTCTTCTCGCGGAACCCTGAATGATTCCAAATATAAGGTATTCTCGTCAGACTTGGTGGTATCGATATCGAACCTTACGGGAACACCCCGAACATCCATCTCAAATGATTTAAATTCTGGTAACTCCGCAAGATCTTCGCGCTCTTTTGGCTGAACAATTTGAGATAGTTTGGCTTCTGCTGTAGCTGGCTCTGTCGGGACTTCTGTGGCTACAGGCTCCGTAGGCACGACTTCTGCGGCTGGCTGCGGCTCTGCTACTACTGGCTCTACAGTAATCTTACTGGGGTCTTCGGCGTTGATGCGGAGTTGGCGCACAAATTCCTCTGGCTCCATTTGTCCTTTTACGCGATCCCATGCTTGTCCGACATTGGATTTTCTTTCGGGCGAAGGCACCTCTCCCTTTTCTTGGATAGATTGTAAAATTGCGCTGTAATAGTTGTCTACCGCGCCCTCTCCTAGTGCGGCGAATCCTTCCGTTAATCCAGTCGTTGAAGGCTCTACAGGGGCTACTGCGCCTTCGGGAGTGGGTGCTACGGGCGGGGTGACGGGAACTGTCGGCTCGACCCCGACTCCCTCTTCTTCTAGTTCTATTCCTGCTGCTGCGGTAGCTTCTTCTTGGAGACGGGCCACTCGCTGTTCGGGGGTTTCGGCGTTTTCTTGAATAACGCTTTCAGCCTGTCCCTCGACAAGAGATGCTGTAGCTGGAGCCACATCTTTATTCTGCCTTGCCACATCTTGTGTTTCGGAGGCTGCGGCCAATGCTTCTTCTTTAGTGGCTGGTTGGGTTCGGGGTTCGATGGCACCAGCACCAGCGCCCATACCCACACCAACAAGACCTTCAAGTGCGCCTTGTGAGAAGACCCCACTAGTGAGCGAAACGTCCACCCCCTCACGCTGTAAGGCTAGATTGGAAGCAAACTTCTCCTGTGCGGCTTGGATGAATTCTGGCGCACCCTCGGCAATACCATTCTTGAGAATACTACCAATACGACTGGCATTCGGGGCGAGGCCACCCTTGGTAAGAACCTTACCAATAATCTTTTCGGCACCTGTAAAGGCATCAATGGTTCCTAGACCAGCACCAATTAAAATCTGATCCAGATTTTTTCCACCATAGGACTGTGCCTCCATGGCAATCTGGCGGGCCTCTTCTTCAGTTTTGCCCTGTGCCAACATCTCGTCTTTAACTGATTGGTAGATCTCACCCTTAACAATACCAGCCCCCATGCCAGCACCAGTGGCAAGTTGAGTGGCTTGAACCCCACGCTGAACAGCGGTAGCTGCTCGCGCACCAGTCAATCCAGCCCTAGCGGCTCCAGCCACAGCAGCAGCCCTGCCAACCAAACCAGTAGCGACAAAGACCGCAAGCGAACCGATTCCCGAAGCGACAAAATCTACGGGGGCAACAGAGAATGCCTCAAGACCAGCGGCCAACTGATCCGCAATACCCTTGTCTTCGGCGGCTTTTAAAATTCGCCCAACTTCTTGCTCATCTTCTAGGGCTTGTGCGGAAAGAAGGGAGCGATACCAATCTGCATTCTGAGTTAGATTTTGCGAGACCGAATTATCAGCACCAAAAAGATCGGTCAAAGCCCGAAGACTGGTATTTATACTTTCACCGATTTTAAGCGGAACATCAGCAGCTTGGCGCAAAAATCCTTCTTCTCCAGTTACAGGGATAGGATCTGTCGGAGCCTCAATTCCAAAAAACTCCTCATCACTTATTGGAGTAAAGCGGGATTTGGGAGCTTCTGCTGGCTCGGAAACTTCTGGAGCCTGAACTGGCTCTGGTTCTTCTTCTCCACCAATGCCGAAAAACTCATCGTCCTCTATAGGAATGAACCTTGGCTTCGCCCCTTCGGCTACAGGCTCATCGATGATTTCTTTTTCATCTATGGGAGTAAATGCCATTAAGGAACTTTAAAGGGTTTTCTGCCAATGTAAATAGTAGATCCGCTGGGAGGATTTGCTTTATCCGCATCTTCTTCTGATTCAAAAACAAGACCGCGCAATGCCGCTTTCTCAATACGAAGATCAAGTATTTTGTTTTGAGTAGCCTGAATATCTTCTTTGGGCTTGACCCTCTGATTTTGGAATTGAATTAGCTTTTGGCGCTCAGACCTAATAGCCTTGTCTATTCCTAGTTCTTGAGAAACAGTGCCGCGTTCTTCTGCGGCTTTCCGTTCTTCTTCGCGGGCAGTGCGTTGACGCTCTTCCATCCTCTCCTCCTTGCCAAGCATCCTTGATTCTGATTGCTCTTGGACTTGCAACTGCTGATCAAAATTCATTTTATCGAAATAAGATTTATCGGTGGTGGAGATGGCCGCTTTGAACGCATCATCCTTCATAGCCTTGGGATAACGCTTGATGATGTCGTTTCGGCGCTGCATGTAATCTGGAGCATCGGGATCAAGCCCAGAGATTGGCGAACCAGATGCATCGATACCACCAAGAACCTCACCGATTGCAAGATCGGCTTGTTCGCTAACTTTTAATTCTTCCTCCTGCGCTTTCGCCTCTGCTGCTTGAAGTCGGGCCTCTTGTCTTTCTTGAATTCCAAGACTCCTGTTGCGAATAGTAAGTTCTCTTTCTTCAATTTCTTGCTTGCGAGCAAGCTCTTGTTCGGCCAACATCATCTCGTATTGTTTGTCCCATTCTTGCTGCATGCGAAGGCCGCGACGAGTGGTGGCTTCGGGGCGCTCGCCCATGCCCCCGTAGGATTCTGGAAGCTCCACGGGAGAGCGGCGACCAGTCATAACTTCTGAAGCGACCCACGCTTCTTTTTCTGCTTTGCTGGCCATAGGAGAAATTCCGCGACCCTCTGCCATTCTAACTAATTCTCCAGAAGAAACGGGAAGTTCTCCAGCAGCAGCAAGCCGCCTTCTTTCTTCTGGATTTGCCATGGGTGATGCGCCCCAGCCACGTTCCATGCGCCAAACGTCAGATGATGTCAATGGTTCCGCCATATATTAAGCACCGTAACCAAAATTAAAACTAAATGGACTCCCGAAACGCTCGTTATTAAGAATTGGAGTTGGCGCAGCAAAATTCATCCCCTGATTGGGTTGAGGCCCGCCGCTAGGAATATTAAATGGACTCCTAACAAATGCCGTGCGTTCGGACATTGGGCTTCTAAAATTTGGAGCCATTTGTGCAAACTGTCTTTGGATTCCAGCAATGGAAGTTGGCTGTTGAGAGGTGTAAGCACTTCTGGCTTGTCTTACCGATTGCGGACTCATCCCAGCCTTATAAGCTTCTCCTGTAGCTTGGGCTAGTGCCGCCCTTTCGGCGCGTTTCTGTGCAAAGAATTGCTCTTGGCGCTCAATTGACTGTCTAGCAAGTGCTGCTCCCTGTTGCCTCATTTGCGCGATAGCTGCACTACGCTGGGCTTGTTTTCCAATGTTGGCAAGTCTTGCAGATTGTGCAGGAAGACCAGCCATTTCCGTAACACGATCACTCATCGCCTGTGACGGACCACCGCCTTCTGGGGTTTGATTGGATGCATAAACCATTCCGTATGGAGTTTGAATCGGAAGTTTATTTGCATTGGGAGATGCTGCTGGCTGGGGTTCCGCCGCCGCCGTTTGCTGAACCTGTCCAGCGGGAGCATACTTCCCGCGACCATAAAAAAATGCGATATCATCTGCCGTAGCTGCGCGGGGATTTGTCCCAGCAAATTGGGTGGGCGCTGACTTTACGGGTCTAGCATCCCACTGATCCGCTGGATTTCTCCAGTCGGGGCGTTCGCTCGGAGGAAGACCGTAGTCAGTTCTAACCAGCGGACCAAGTCGCGAAGGAAAAGCTGGAACATTGGTAGCTGTTAAAGGATTAACTCCAGCAGATCCCGCCATCATTGCTGGATTGGGGCCAGAACCCAACATGTCCATCACTGAACTCGCTGCCGATCCAACCATTTCCTTGGTTCGCTCCCAAGTAGGAAATAGTGGCCTTCCCATTATTGTTGGATTTAAGTCTAAAGCCATAAGATTAAGTCATGTTTACAAGTCTGCGGGAAAGCCAAGGGGCAATTTGCATAACCCCTTCTTGGCCTGAGTTATACTCTTTTAGTTCGGCGTTGAGAAGGAGAATCGCACGGTCCATGTAATACTGACCGCGCTCAACATCGGCCTTCTCTTCGGCGTTGATGGCCATGAGGCCAAGCTTGATAGCTTCCAGAGAGTCAGGGTAGAGGGGGTCGTTGTCGGAGATGGCCCAGCAGTGGCGGCGTTTGAAGATGCCTTGGACGGCGTCCCAATTACGATCCACGATGTAACGACGATAGCTTATCGCCCGCTCCCCAGCCTCGTATTTGGCCAGAGTAACTGAACCCGTGGTTGCCGATAGAGTGATGGTGCCCGTGGTAGGGGTTTTCTCGACGCTATAGATCTCCTTGAACGTCTGTGAGGTGGTTTGGGTTCCATCTCCAAGGTCGATACGAATGCCCTCCACTCGCTCACCATCCACTGTAGAAAAGATTTTATTTCCATTGTTGTCCTTTCCGCGAATCCAGATGTAGCTGCCCGCGTCCTCCGTTTCGCTGCTGGTCAATGTCAGGGTTGAGGCGGTCTCAATGTCCCTGAATGTGACAAATCCCTCCCCGATATCCTGCAAGGGGCCGTAGTAGGCTTGGTCTGATTTGCGGATGCCTCGTCCTTGGGGGAGGTATTGATACCACTCGCTCTGGACTGCGGTGGTCTTGTAGCCTGCCTTCCCACCCCGCAAACAGGTCTCCAGATGGCGGGGGAGGGTGATAAATTTGTTGTCGTTGGCGTCCTCGTAGGCAGTGATGGTGGCCTGTTGGATGGTGCCGACCCATTTCCCCTCATGGTGTATCCTCTCCAGAAATCGATTGATATTGTTTCGGAGTTCGGCCTGCGCGTCAAATCCCGCCAGATCTGGGGGATCGGCAACAGGAACAACAGAATTTGGTAATCGCTCTACACAGAGGCCAAGGGTCAATGAGGACATTTTGCCCGAAAAGCTACCACCTTCCTCCTGCAAGGTCAATAGTAGAGATTAATCTTTAAACAGAAGATCCGCCGAAGCCCCATTGCCAACCCAAGGCAGGAACGTCTTCAGGTCTTTGACGGGCCACTTGGTGTTGCATTGCAGGGCTTCCCACTGCTCACAAGCCCCCTCGTATCCACCCCTGTATATACGTTGCTTAAACGCCACTTGCTGTGGGGTGACCCATGCCATGTGGAGGATGGGGCCAAAGATGGATTCCGCTTCGTCTCGTTCGCAAACTCTCCCTCTATTACCGTTGAATACGGGTGGTTCGTGGCATTCCATCCACAGCCCCACGCTATAGCGCCAAGCCCGCACCCACTCATTGTTTCTGTTTCCATAGCCATTAGATGAGGTTGAAATTACGTTGGGTCCAAGCATGTAGTCCATCTTGACCTTGACCGTGTTGTATTCGGGATTTGCGGAGAATAGGGCATTTAATCTCCGCAACTGATCCGCCGTCCAAATCTCATCACTGTCCATTTGGAGGAGGATGCCATCTTTCTTGAAAGCGGTAAGGGCGGCGTTGATCATCTCGGTCTTCCCCCCCCATTCTGGCTTACTGTTAACCGTAATGCGGGGATGGTTGGCCAATGATTGGACAAATTGATTGGTTCCATCGTGGCTAACCTTGCCCTGCTGGTTACCCATCCACGCCGTATCTTTAACAGCCATGGAGGCTCCTTCAACTATCGACCAATGCCAGTCATGGCGTAATCTGGTTAGCTCGGCAAACTGAGCCCCGATCCACGGAGCCCCATCAAGGACAATAGTGAAGATGTTAATCCTCACAGACCTTCCCAGAGATTGCCGCGCCCAAGTTTGTCCAGATACTCTCCGAAAGTTGTCTCGTCCCTCTCATTGAAGATGTAGTCAAAAAGATAGTCTTCGGCCTCCTTGGGTAGCCCCAGCTTCTTACATAGCTTGTTGAAATACCGATCCTGCACCTTGGACAACTCATTAATGAAGTCCTTGGTGGCGAAGATCCGATCATCAGGATGTTTGCTCATGGCTTGAACTTTCCTTTTTTAGCCTTCATCTTCTTGTAGACCTTGGGGTCAATGGTGGATTTGGATTTCGGGCGGCTAGTGCCAGCCTTCTTCCTTGCGTTGATGTTATCGTATAGTCCTTTTTTCTTCATGGCTATTTTCCTTTCTTTACTGATTTGCTTCCACTGCATCCCCACTTCTTGCGGGAAAGTTTGTTCGGTGAATTTGGGTCACTCCGCCAATCGCCTTTAATCTTATTGCTGCGGGCACAGTAGGCATCGGCTCTGGGACTACCAATCGGCCCGATCTTACTTCCTTTCTCCCCATACTTCACGGTTTTCTTCCGCCCTGTTTCGGGGTTGGTTACTGTTTTGCTGAATTTCTTTTTCATAGTTTTATTTAGTTGTTAGATTTCTTCCATAGCCACACCACTGACGCACCTGACAGAAGTGGAGGCAACGAGTATCCTCCCCATCTCGTTTTTCAATTGCACCACCGATTCTTTTGGCGTGTGCAACAGCCTCAGATTCAAGTTGATAGATCCCTCCATTGACTGCACGTTTCGCTCCTTTTTCCTTGAGGACTGCCCACGTTGTGGGTTTGCTCCAGCGTTCTTCCTCGGTGCAAACAGGAATGTCATCTTCCTTTTCTACCAGCTTTGCCGCATTGTGCAAGGCGATACGAGAGCGGATGTATGCCATTGTTTCGGCCTCATGCCAGATGGGTAGCGGGATTTCTTGGATGGCGCACTTGGGATAGTCAGCCTTGAATTCGGAATCTTTTCTTCGCCAATCTTTCATTACCAGAAGAATGGCTAGTTTTTTGGGATGGATGCCGTTGTGTTCGCACAGAAGTTTGTTGACGTTGGCTTGCTTGGTCCACTCAAGCTTATCATCGCTCATGGCCTTGTAGACACTACTGACCTTGTAGTCCCACAGGGTTTCGGTCTCGCGGTCAAAGAGGTCGATCTGTCCACCCAGCTTGACGCCGTCCACATCGATGTAGAAGCGTTGCTCACAGACGTAGCGTTGCGGATTGCGCTTCGCTATTTGCTCCAGAACGTAATGGTTTGCAGTTCCCAACATTGTCCACACTTTCTCAGAACAGTCCATGGTGATCTCGTTGGCATGGCGTCTCCACAATTCAGAGATCTTTGGAGGTTGGGCTAAACCCGTAGTAGTGATATCGGACTCGCCCTTGCTGTAGGTGTCTTCGCTGACCAAGTCTACGAAGGGCTGCGGGAGCGAAAAGCGGTTTGTGATTAACATTTTAGAATAGACCGTGGTTTTGTTTCAGCGTTCAAAAAAGATGGCGGGGCTGGGTTGCCCATATTTGCGAGATCCGAACGCGAACGCCGTCCACGCACCCCGCCAAAGGATTATTTGCCCTTTTTCTTTTTGCTCATGCCAGCTTCGCTGAGTGCGATGGCTACAGCCTGTTTCTGGCTCTTAACCTTCTGGCCAGAGCTACTTTTAAGTTTGCCCTTGCCGTATTCTTTCATCACTTTTGAGACTTTCTTTTTACCGTTTTTCATTATGCTGCTTTTTCTAGTTGGTTGTTGGTTGCTTGCGGCGTTTTGACGCCCAAGAGTTTACAGATGTAGCGGATGTGGAAGCATTCCTTGCGGAATTGATAGCTTGGACAAGTGCAGGTGGCGGGGTCTTCGGTGAGGTCAACGAGGTAGTAGTCTTCTCGGTTGGTGCGTGACTGGACAAGAAATGTGAGCGGATCATGTGGCAGAACTTCGATGCCGCGTCCATAGCTAGTCATTAGCCTCCTCTGGCTGCGGGGTTTTGAGGGACTCCGCTTTGCTTGCTCCATACCCCAACTCTTCGGGAGTGTAGGGTTGGATGGGCATCTTGAAGGTGTGGCCAGAGCGGTCTGCTTGGATAAACAGGCTCGTAGCTATGCCCTGACGATGTTCGTTCGGGAGGTCTAACTCGACGGCAATGTCATTGGCCTTCTTGACGCACAACCTCATCAGGTTTGCCGCCTGACAGAGGAAGACTTTGACTTCGCGGTCTTTGGGTTCGGGATTCTTGACGGCTTCTCCCACGGGCTTCTGGGGCTCGCGAGGGGCTTCCTTGTCTTGCATCAACGTGGAGCCCTTGACCATCGCGGCTTGAATCTCCATGGTGGCAGTTCCCTGCTTGTCGTTGCCCGAAGCAATCAAGACCACCGTCTTACCCACATGCTCCTTGAACGAATCTTCAATCTCCTTATTCGGAATGAAGTAGGTGTGGTCAACTTCGTTGACTTCGATGGTCACTAGGTGGAAGCGTTTTTGGTCGGCCTTGCGGGTAATGACTTTGGGGACCGACTTGATTGTTACCAACCTTGGGCCGTTCTTGACCAACTCGGCGTGTTGGATGGTGGGTGTCTTTTCGCGGTTTTGATTGGGTTTTTGGAATGACATGATGGTTTTGGTATATTCTATATCTCCGACACTCGGCTTTGTCAAACGTTCAAAGTATTTTTGGGAAAAGGGCGGGGGGCAGGAAAAACCACTAACCCACCCCCCGCGAACTCACACATGAAAACGAGGGAGAACACACCCTCAGACCCATATCTACCCCCAATCGTTCAATCTTGCAAGGGGAAAATGACCTTGCTAGGATCGGGCTTTTAGAGTAGGTTCTCCGAAATGGCAGAGGCTCCCCCGTTAAACAGAATTTATGTCTTTGGCTATTCGGCCAATGACCGCGACTTTCCGATTGTTTCCCTAACCGCCGATCCAAGGGTGGCGGGCTATCAGGTTCCCAAGGATCTTTCGGCCTGCCCCGATAAACGCTACCCCAACCACCTCTTTACGGGGGCCCAGCCCATCTCTGGGGACCAGCGGGTTCGCCATGTCTGGGAGATCCTTCCCTCCCCTTGGGTGCCATTCACCCGCTATGATGATGACCTTGGCCCTGTTCAGGGGCGGAGGCGGTCAGTCAAAAATGAGGAGCAAGTCGCAACTTTAAGTTCCAGCAAAAGAACAACTTACGAAGGACGAGAGGGTTCGGCCATTGTCCTGACCGAGACCGAAGAATCTTGGTCGATCAAAACCGATGCCAACGGCAACTCCCTTTTCCCTGTCAAAACCAGAAACTTCTATGACCCCTCAAGGGGGAATGTCAAAGAAACCCGCCAACTCATCGTAGCCACAGGGAGAGAGACCGCCACCCTAACGAGACAGTCTACAAATCGGCTTAATACACGACCCACAATTGTAGACATAGACATTGTCCAAACCACCTACGAGCCATACAACCAGTTTCTTTCATTCAAGATTGTTCAAATTTACAGAGTTGCTGGCCCACAATTGGTCGGGCAATCCACCAACAACGAGGGGCAGTTGGTCCAAGTCACCACCCAGCGTAAGGCATTTTTCGGATATCGCCCACCCAACCCCACGGCTACCAAGACCGTCGAAGTCAACCGCGAAGACGCCGCATCCATAGTCGAACGTATTGTCGATGCCCCAAAAGTATTTGATTCAAAAACTGTTTCGGCCTCCAAGCCCGATGTCATCCCAGAACAATTCCGCGCCAGCGTTCCAGCCGAGACCACTCAAGAGACTGTAGCCCAGACTTCGGTAGCAATGCCATCTCTGGATACTGATGATCTGGAGAAGAGCGAGCAGCGGGTTAGTGAACACACCGTCCGCAAGACCACCACATCGCGGGACAACGGAACGCTCCCCACGCTAACTGGACAGCAGTATGAGCCAGACGTAAACATTGTTGTCCGCTATGACGAAAGTGTTACCACTTCTGGAGAAAAGCTTGGAACGCCGACAACTACAGTTGACCCACTTTCTGACGAGTTTGACCTTGTTAGGGAGTTCGATCTTGAATCCATAGAATCTGAATTAAATTCAGTCTTCTTGGAGTTTCCAACCAGAGCGACACTCTCCCTTCCTCCAGTTTTGAGAAACGTTGAGGTTGTTTGGTCCTCCGCCAAAGAGAATGGGAATTATGTTTCTACTGGCAGTGTTCCGATTACTGGGCTTGGCAGCGGCTCCGTTTCCGAGACTGGTAGCGCATCCTGCTCCGCCACCGTCAGGCCAGAATTTATTATTGAGATGGAGGATGTCTATGCAAACAACATTCCAACCACTAGCTACATCTTCTTTTTGAAGTATCCCGTTACACTTTCAGACATTCTTACAAAGGTAAATGCCCTGCAATGGCCCGTGTTCCGTCCAAGGTCTCACACCATTGTTGCCACTGGGGAATCACGCTCTGTTCGCGTTGCGGCCAGCGGCTCTTATTCTATTTCTGGAGTCAAAGAACTGACAGATCCTGTGGCTGGCAGTTATGGAAAAGTCTACCTAATCAGCAGAACCAATGGACATGGATATAGTGGGAAGGTTGAAGAAATTGTCACAACGGCCAGCATTCCCCCAAGTCTCAATGGTGGTATTTCTGTTCAACAGCGCAACAGCAACACGGCAACTGGGACAGCAACCATTGACTTCAATTGGGGCGGTGGGGTTTCCGCCAACGAAAACCGCAGCGCGGAAGCCACTGGATCCTATGCAGGCGGACTAACATCCACAAGCCCGACAGATATTCCTAGAACTGGCCGCTATCTCATTGACTCCAAAGTTGATCTTTACCAATACGGATTTGCTAGAGTTTATGCCGAAGTTTTAGATGCTTCGATTTTCTCAAATCCAACAAGTTAATCCATGGCCGAATCACCATATAAGACATCAACCCCAGAAGAAAGGGCCATGCGACAGTTAAGCCGTGACACTGAGAGGGGTTCGGTGAAGAAGGCTCTTGGGCGCAACGAGGATGTTTTCGGAAGGTTGTCACAATCTTCCCAAGCTTACTTGCGACAGAAGATTAATCAAGATACCACACAGTGGATCAGATCGATTATTGGACAGAAGGGAGCGCAATCAAGCTCCAACAATTTTTCGTCCGACAGATTAACGCCAAAGGTCGCAACAACTTCAACTGCAATGCCACCGTTTGTGGAGGATGCTTCCCAAGGAACATCTTCGGCCAGCGCGTCTGGAGGAATTGATGAAGAACGGCCAGACAGCGAGGAAGGCGGAGGAGGAACTACGCTTCCAGACGGATCTATAGGTGATTTGCTTTATTGGAATGGGACTGGGTGGGTTCCGCTTTCTCCACCAGCAACCGAAGAAAATCAGGAGAAGTTTTTCTATTGGGATGTTACTGGACAGTGGCAATTTGCCGATGTTTATGTTTTTGATATCTGTGAGAACGGAACACCAAAACAATACAGAATACCAGCTATTGAGGTGGTTTAATAATGGCCAAGGTTAGACACATTGGACTGTTTCCTTGGTGCCCAACACAGGCAACTCCAACAAGTTTTGACATTCAAACCTCCTTGTCTGCTGGAATGGCGGCGTGGTGGAGAGTTTCAAAATGGAGGTTTTCCATAGAATACACTGGAACGTATACCCAAGACGGAAACACGTTTGACCACGGCTCGCTTACTGATTCTTATATTTTAGAAAGGAGCGAGCAAAGACTTGATGAGTTTGGAGATTCGTCTAGCACAATCAACTATCCAGTAAGCAGTGAATCTGATTTAGTGTGCGACAAGGATGGTGGTGCCTTTACCTTCTTTCAAAGTATTGGCAATAGCTCTCCAAGTGGAAGTTTTGGTTTTGAATTCAGAATAATGGGAAATCCAGTTTTGACGCCAGTTCAGCTTGTTGGGACTAATTCATTTTTGGACTGTTATTTTTCTATGAATACCGTTTTAACAAGCGGCTCTTTGGGGTCAAAGATTGAAGACGGCCCAAATCTTACAGAGGTGGGAGAGTTCACATTCTCAGTGGCTGGGACCAATGTTACAAAACCCATAAATTTAATACATACGAGATCTGGGACACCCGACTATTCTTGCAATGCCTCAATAGAGGCTCACGAATATTGGCCCTATGATCCCAATGACGGACTTGGCCCTGTTTACGATACAACTACGGGTGACCAGCTTCGTCCGTTCTCGCCCTACTGAACCTTCGGCCTGATAAAGTTTATCTCCCTGCTTTTCCCTCCAAGAAAAACCTTGCGTTTGATTCTTTCCAACTTGCCACTATTGGCCATGGCGTTGATGTGTGGGCGGGATAGGCCGATCTCTTGAGAAGTCTGCTCAATGGTTTTCCATCCTTCGGAGTTCATTTCCTCAATGGTGGTGAGGGCGCACGAAGCCTGAAATGATTTCCAAACATCGTCCCACTCGTTGACTACAATTTTAGGAGCGGGTTTTTTTGCTCTACTAGTTTTGCTATGTGTTGTTTCCATGAGAATGTGCCCTTGTCTACGGTGAAGGTGAGGAAGCCAAAGTCTACTTTACCCACACAGCGGCGGGCTCCGAACTTGCTTCCTGCTCCCTGAAGGGCTGGGGTGGTCATGGCAATCCAGTCCCCTCCTCCACAGAAGTTGTGGTAATGCACATGACTTCTTAGGATCACGTTGGCCTTGTGCTGCTCTCCTTCTTCGGTAAGCAAAACATTCCAAAGGCGGTCTTTGGCAACTCCTGTATGGCGTGTATGGGGGAGGCTCCCGCTTCCTGCTGGGTGGTGTTTAAGATCGAAGACGATTCCTTCGACTTCAATCCAGAGATGGTCGGAGATGGTGGCTCCCACCCGTTCTGCGATAACATTCTCCCAATCCTCTCCATCTGAGGAACTCACATGATAGGGGGTGCCTCTTGAAATTGCTATCTTGCAGTTCTTTGTTTTCGGGATTTGACGGATGATCTTTACGGCCATATCCGCCTGATCCTCCATGTCGGGGGCCAGAAGCTCCGTAGACCCACTTTTCTTGCCCTTGCCATCCACTAGATCCCCGTTGACGAAAACAATGTCGTAGGGGCCGTTACGGGCGATTTCGCGGGCATACCAAGCCCAGTGGGCTTTGTTGATCTGGGCCCAGAGAGGAATCTCTCCGTTTTCGTCTTTTTCGGGCAACCAGCCCGTGGGGGTTAATCCGACCCTGTGACCGCAGTGGAAGTCCGAGAGGACTGCTATTTTTTTCATAAGATTAGCTAAAATTCACATTTCGCTCGTTGACCATCTCCCACAAAAGCTGTCGAATTTCTTCAACAGTAGGGCCATGCCAATCGGGACGAGAACCATACTTGAGATGATTGCGAAACTCATCGCTAAGATCGGTAATGATGCTATGAAGATCGTTTGCTTTACAAGCCATATCAAACTCGACTTGTTCTTCGGGTAGTGTGAATGATAGTGTGGCATTGGCCATTGGGGGTGGTTTTGGTTGTGTTTATGGTTTCGGGATTGCTTACAGGTCTTTGAGGACTTTTTTCAGGTCGCCGTCATCCAAGTCGTCGTCATCGTCTTCGTCCTCTTCTTGGCCATAGAGGATGTCATGGATGTTCGATACAATACCTTCAATAGCATAATCATTGCCAAATTTGAGAAAGGCGTTCTTGGTTTCGGTGCCATCTTGAAATGTAGCCACCACAAAGCCAGAGTCAAAGTATTCGACAAGCTCCGAACAAAGTTTGTCCAGCACCTCTTGCAGCCGTTTGTCATGGACGGCCATATCAGTCTTGGGTTTCTCCGCAGGTTTTGCATCTGAGGATATGGACTACCCCATGATCAATCCGTTCAATCTTTTCCGATCCACAGTAGAAACAGGTCTTGGATTGCGGCTTGCGGTAAACCTTTTTCTTCTTTTTTTCTTCGCTCATTTTTTGACTGTTGATGGGTTGATTCGCACAAAATTGCGGACTAGCGAGGCAGACCGTGTTTTGAGCCACACCCCGTCCCCAGACTTACTGTCCCGCGTTCCCTTGCCATTGGTGTTTCCTTCGACACATTGAAACCGCCCGCCAGACAGCACCTTAGTTACCACCCCGATATGGGAGAAGTCAAAGATGGCGAAGTCTCCGACTTGAGGCTTGGCTTTCTTGGATAGCACCTTGGTTGTAGCTGGCCTTTCTTTAGCCCAAGAGATATAGCCAAACGCCGCTGCTGTCTTCGGCCTCCACTTATCAGGAGTCATTACTTTGAGTCCAAGCCATTCGACATTCTCTTTGTCTTTCAACCACTCGCGGACCACCCATGAGGTCAGGGCGGCACACCATGGCCAAGATGCTGGTTTCAGGGAGGTTGCAGCTTGATACTTCCGCACTTGTGGGCCGTTGTTATTGCCTCCGACTTCCTTAACCCCTACTTGGGATAGGGCAATCTTGGCTAGATTCTCAAGAGCCTTCGGAGTCTTCGGAAGTTTGGGTTCGGGCTTCTTCTCGACGGCGGGCAACTCGGGCTTTGAGTTCTCCTTGGATTCGGATGGCAAGCTCGGCAAGGACGGCGCTTGGCCACCTTCTGATTCTATCCCAAGTAGTTTCTGGATTAACTTCCAAATGATCATGGTGATTACTGCTCACCCCATCAATCTTACCAACGGCACACTCGTTTGCCAATATCCCAGTTCCTAGAAATCCGTTCCACCTCGGACTCCAACGGATACGCCTGTCTTTCCATCATGGCCCCGCTTGGTGATTTTTGCGGTGAATCGGAGGGAACTGAGTAAACGGACAAGGAAATGTCTGCGATCTTCTTGGGGCGGGGTTTTGACGAATATTGCTTTAAGGGTTTCATGGTTGACCTTCTTCACTTGCGCTTACGGGGCTTGCGGGTAGTTGCGGACTTTTTGATATCAATGGCCCTGCGAACCTCGGTATAGGTCACGGGACCAGCCACCCCATCCACATCTGTGTTGACCAAGGCTTGGATCTTCTTGACCCCCTTGACGTTGATTTCGTTGGTAACGTAGTTAACAATGGCAAGAATCAAGGCAACAACAAAGCCTGTAAGACTCACCTGATCCACCGATTCGGCCAACTTGGGATCAACCATGGCCAGCTTGCTGACCAAGGCGGCAATCCCCATGGCAATGAACGGGGTGATGACCCCTCCCATCTTGGAAACCAGAAAGGCCAGAAGCTTGTCTTTGGTTGTCGCGATCATTGTCAGGAATCAAGTTTAACCCGCTGAACCGCCGACTCTACAGTAAAACGAATCAGGGATTCGGAAGCATCAATGCCATTACGGAGGGCGGCAGAGGTCAGCTTTTTAACGGCGGCTTCGCGTTTTTGCGCCCCAGTTTTACTGGTATCGGCCAACTCGCGGACGATGTCCAAGGCAAGGGGCAAGAGGGACGCCGCTGCATCCACAAAAAGCTCGCGCAGAAGGGGACCGTAGAAGGCCCAGATTTTGGAAGGAACACCAAGAAGGGTGGCGAAGAATGATTTCATAGAAGTAAGGCTAGACTAGTATCCCTTGGATTTCAAGTAATCTTCGATTCTTTTTGTCCTCTCGTCAATGCGGGCCAAGGTTTCGCTTCGGGTTTGGTTTTCTTTCTGGATAAGTTCAATCCGCGCATCTTGTTTGGCGTCATTGTTTTGGATGGATCTCATCTGCTCTGGAAGGACAATCCACCCATTGAGGGCCGAAAAAAGCGTAACCATCAAAGCGATTCCAGCGATCAACTCGCTCATGGTTAGCTTGATTCCGCGTTCCAGCCCCCTGCGTCTTTCTATGGGCTCCAAGCTCATAGCCATACCCTCCGCTGGTGGTTGGGGGTTACTGAATAATCTGGTGCGGGATTTGGACGCTCGTCGGTTATTCGCAAGTTGAGGTGCCAGCCGTCCAGTGGGGTGATAATGGGGTTTTCGGGGTCGGTGGCGTCCACATCGAAAAATGCGCCAATCGGATCAAGCGCATGACCTTGCCCACCCGTTTTCCAGCCACGCTCTAAATCATAGTAATCAGCCAGCGCAGTCTGGGCCGTAGCCTCGTCGGGAAATTTATAGAGGTAATCGGTCATGTCGTGATGTCCTGCAAAAGAGCGTTGGAGAGGCGCTTGGGCCAATAGGCGACCTTGCGGATGTGGCCGTTCATTGGGTTTGAACCTCCGACAGTTCCCGCCCCAACTCTCAAGTGTGTTGTTGTTGGGACTGCTGCGTGAGAGTTTGTGAGCGCCGTGACGCCATTTCTTGTCGCCGCATAGTTGCTTGCCGCAAACGCTATGGCGCTTTTGGAGATTCCAGCCACAGTGCTGGAAAAATCCAAATCAGTAACGACTGCCGATCCGCTTATAAAAGCCAAATGTCGAGTTGCACCGCCACTGCTTCTGACTTGTATTACTATGCGGTCTGTATCATCCGAGTTGGTGAGAGCCGTGGCGCAAGGCCCGCCGCCATCAAGTAGATTTGGAAGATTCCATTCCGCAAACAACGTCCCCTCGCTCTGATTATAAAACGACGAGATCGGCGTGACGATAGCACTATCCGCTGCGCGGGTGGCCGTGCCACCTGTGGTTGGAATGTAGCTGGTTGCAAATGCGCCAAGCTCTGCCTGTGCGCCCCAAAAATACATGCCCTTGGTTGTGTCTCCTGCATATGAATTTGATGCTCCGTCTAAAAACACTAATATATAAGCATCATCAGCAGTTGCAGCTATGGTAAAAGCACATCTATACCAACCATTGGAAATTGGCTCAATAGAAGCTGATATTCCTCCGAATGGGACGGATGCCGTGACGGCAGATAAATCGAAGTCCCCATAAATTGCCCCAACTTGGATTCCAAATCTTGATCGTCCGTTAGCTTTGGCAAATACGGACATGGTTACGGTTCCCGTTGAAGGAACTACCGCCCCCCTTGATACAGCATGAAAACCATTATCAACCGTTTCAAACACAGCGTCAGCAGTCGCTGTGCCATCTGGGGCCACAGTGTCATTGGCTGTGACGGTTGCGTTCAATTTATTCCAATACGCATCATTAAACTCCGCACTACGCTCTAGCAGATTAGTCCGCGACTCTTCGATGAGGAGGCCCTTGGAGTTGTCGTTGGGCTGGCTGATAGTGACTCCAGCAGGATTAATTCCTTGATTTTCCCACGCTGCAACAAGCCAAGGAAAAGCAGCTTCATTCTCAAATCCATCAACAATAAAATGATCTCCATTGTTTAAATCTTCCAATCTCCATATTCCGCTTGCCACGCCTTGACCAGCACCAATTTCCGCTACGCCAGCCTTGAGATAGTATGGATAGCCCGTTACTTCTCCCGAATATGTGTATTCTCCGTTATACTGTGTGTCGGAAAGCCCCGAAACAGTGATAATTAATGGCCCGTGGTCGAAGCGGGGTTGGTTTTCGCTTGCCAGTTGTAATATACCATTGGAATCGAAGTAGGTGGCGTTGGTGTTGCGAGTAAAGTTGATGGTCGGGCCGACTCCGTGGTTGAGGGTTTTTAGTCCAGCAAAGTCGCGAATAAAACTGGGACGATCTTTGGAGGTAGCAACGCTGATCGCCGCTACTTGGTAGCGCCACGGCCAGTCGATATAGGTGGCGAGGTTGGCGGGATTGCCCGCATCTCCGCGATAGGCGGCGGCAATATGGCCTACCGCCTGCTTTTCTCCCCAGTCAATGGTTCCATTGCTCGACCCCGAAACCGCATCATAAATATCTTTCCAAACATAGTTTTTAGGCAAAGAAATATAGTCAGACTCACTACGGGGTGCCCCGACAGCCACGGCAATCTTGGCCCACAAATACTGCTCTGGTAGTGTGTAGTAGTTGGCCAGCGCCTGCGAATTGGAATAACTCGCATTGGTATAGTCGCTGGTCTGGAAAAGTTCGTTAACCAGCCACTGGGACAACATCAACCTTCGGGGCTGATCCGCCGCCGAAGCAAACACCGCGTCTAAAGTAGGGAGAGCCATAGCCTATGGTCTCCGTCCTTTAGGCCATGCCCATGATTCGCTCGCCCATGCCAGCCATCGGGGACACGCCCGCTTCCATTTCGTCAGCGGCCTCGTCCTCCATCTCGTCTTCGTCTTCGGCCTCTTCATCCGCAATCTCGACGCCAGCCAACATGGTGGGGACAAGGGAGTCTCCCTCGACGCGAAAACTGACAAGCTCCTCAAATACGTCACCATCGGCAACGTCTTCGGGCAGGGTGTATCCTTCAGGTATAGTTAGTTTCATAATAGTTATTCTCTCCTCATAGAGCTTGCCTCAGATTTTACTCCGAGGCAAGCCTTGATGATTAGAGACTAGCTATTAGACCAAGTAGCCGTAGCCCGCACCGCTCGGACAAGCGACGAGGTCGCTGGCCAAGTTGCAACGGAGATGCAAGATATAATAACCCCACTGAGGGAAGATCTGCTTCACCGCGCAAGCCATCTTGGCCCGCCAGTAACCAGAATTCTTATCGGGATTACATACTTTGTCGTATTCTGAGATCCAGCGGAAATCGCCACGATAGTTTTGGGCATCGTAAACGAGCTTGCCAACCTTCAGATTAGGATTCGGCACCAGCCACTCCATGGCTTTCGGGTGGAAAATAACCGTAGTGGTGTATTTAGCCGCCTTGTAAGCAGGATTGACGATATACTTGGTGCCTTTGACCGCACCGCTGGCAGCGATATACGGAGGAACTTCGGTATAACCACCAGAACCGTTGTCGTTGAAGCGTTTCGGGAACGGACGGCTATGGAAAACATAACCACCGTAAGCCTTTTTCGGCAACAGCGAGGAACCGTTGGGTCCAAGCAGGTCATTGACGCGATCACTCCAGCGGATGTCGTCGCGGACATCATCGTTGAGTTTGATCAGGTTCTCAATCGTGGCGCGTTCGGCAAACACGTTGAAGACAGGCGAACCATCATCGGTCACCGCATCACCGTCATCGCCAGCGTTGTCCTGATAGAGGCGATCATAGATCTCGCGCAGAACGCCTAGCGTCATAACAGACGTAGGAGCGGGCAACGCACTGGTGAAGCCAGAAGTAGAATTTGATTCTGCAAGACCAGGTTCAACGGAGACTTTTGTCGAGTAGGCGAGATAGTCGTCGTCGTAGCGTTTGATCCACTCGACGTTGACGTTATCGGCCAAGATCTTGATGTAGTTGTTGACATCGTCCACAGGGAACGCCGAAGTGCGGACATCCTCCAAGCAAATCCAGTCGGATTCGATGGCCTGATGGCGCAGACGGAATTCTTTCTGATCGAAGGCATAGCCAACCTTTTTGACGGGCGGCAAGCAGGAGTTGTCATTAGTGGGGTCGGCTCCCGTTCCACCAGTGACGCCGACATCTTCCCAGCCGCTGCCTGTGGCAACGGTGCGCTGCGCGATGGTATTTTTGACAACGGCACCCATCCCGTCTGGGAAGGCAGATTGGGTGACGAAACGAAGGTAGGGATCTTTATAAAGACCCAAGCGATGAGTGCCAAGAGCAATACGGCCCGTTTCGCGTTGAAACTGATCCGAAATTGATTCGCACGAAGATTGTGCAACAATAGGTGCTGACATAGTTTTTATTTCTTTCTAATTAAGGTTAAGTTTTATGTTTCGGGATTTTCCCGCAACATGGTTTGGTTTCTGCCCCGCCAGCAGAGAGTTAACGGAAGATTAATTTAGAAAGCACTGAGCCAGCTAACACGGCGTTCGTGACCAAATCGAACTTTAAGTCTGAGATGCTTTTACTATAACTCTGCTAAGTTGTCAATACCAGAATTTTGCAAAAGTGCCCAACCTTTGTGCTGTTTCCATTTTCCGCGAAACACCCTAATTAGTCCTGCTGGGTGGATTTTCTTTTGTCGGCAAAATTCCGAAAGGTTGAAATTATTCCTACACGCCTCGCTAGTGTGGATATTGTAGACATCTGGGAAGGGTCGTGCATTAGCATCCCCAATCTTTCTTTTGTGGGCCTCCATCCGCTTCCAAGAAGCTGCGCCTATTCCAATCTTCCGTCTTGTTTCTTCACTTTGTTTTCGGCCCAAATTTGCAAGACTTAGCTTTAATCTTGTCTCTTTTGATACCACCCTTCCTTTGTGTGCTGCCCTAACCTTGGCCTTCCACTCCTCCGTTTTGGGTTTTCCGTAATTGTGGTTGCGGGCACCCAGCTTCTTTTTCTTCATTTTTTCTCTGATTTCGGGGTTCGGGCGTCCACTGTTACCCCCCTCTTTCAGATTGTAATTGTCCTTTTTTGCACAGAATTCGGGCGTTACTGCCATCATTTCCAAGATGTTCAGAGCCCTTTCGTTTCGGGCGAACAGAAGGATTTCCTTCTTGAACTTGTCTTTGCCGTATTTCTTGATTGCGGATTTTAAGGCTTTCCCGCTCCCAAGATACCCGTCTTCCAAATCATCGGTGATGTGCTGGCCGATGTAGGTCTTTCCGTTTACGAGGTTGATTATCTCGTAGATATAATAGTAAGTTTTGTTTTCGGGATTCATCCCGCTATCAGCGGAAAATAGATTTGCCGAAATTCATTAGGCTATCGGCGTCCGCGTCATCATCATCGCTGACATCGGTCTCGGTGGCCTTGCCAAGACTCGGAGTGGCTCCGACCAATCCTTCCAACTGAGTTTTAAGCTCTTTAATTTCGGCATCCTTAGTCTCGCTTACTTTCTGCAACTGGGCACTATAATGGTTGATGGCGCTCTCAAGGAACGGAACTACGGATGCCCGTGCGAGGATGGCGCTGCGGTCTTCGACGCTCAAGCGGTCCAGATTGGTTTCGGCGGCATTCTTCTTGGCGCTGCGGATATGGCCATTCCACTCATCCTGTCCCTCGACTTCTTGGAGGAAGTTGTAACGATCTTCCAAATTAGTCCACGTTTTGGCCGTGAAGGCTTTCTGGAGGCGGAGATCGTTCTCAATAAACTCTTGTTCGGACTGGGCCTTGCGGGCGTTTTCGGCTTCGGCCAAGGTTTCGGCCTCCTTTTGGAACCGATCATGGTATTGGGCCAACTCATGGTATTTGTCGGCCATTTTGACAATGGACAACTGCTCCATGCGCTTGAAGTCTCCCGTCAGGTCTTCCAAGGAGTCGATACGCTTTCGGGCATCGGGCTCGGTGAGGGCCTGCCAGAGCTTACTGAAGTCGGCGTCATTGGCCTCCGCAATGGCCTTTAAGTCGCCCTGAAGGCCCGCCAGAGGCTTTTTGATGGATTCGACGTATTCTGGACTTCTTTCAAAGTTGGCGGTCTTTAGCTCGCGATTAAGCTCGGCAATGCGGGTTTTGTAGCCTTCCAGTTCTTCCTGAAGCGACTTAACGGTCTCCCCCTCGTATTTGCCAACCTTCTCTTTGGTGGCGTCCAGTTCGGCCTTGAGGCGATCCCGCTCTTCGCGGGCTTTTTTCATTTCGCCTTTAATCTCTTTCCAGCTTGAGATGCCTTTCTCAGAATCATCACCTTCGGGCTTGTCTGCCACTTCTTTGTCTTGGAAGTGGGGGTTGAGCGGAAGATCTTCATCGGAATCTTCGGATTTTGTTTCGGCCTTCTCTGCTTGCTTCTCTGTAGCCGACTTCTTTGTGATCTCCTCTACCGCCTTGACCGCTTCTTCCTTGGTGGCCTTGGGCTTGACCTTGGGCTCCGCCTTGACGGGTTTCTCTTCTTTGGGAGCTTCCGCTTTAGGGGCCTCCTCTTTCGGCTTTTCGGCGGGTTCTGGAGTTGCTTCGACTGCGGGTACTTCATTTACTTCTTGGTTCTTGCCACCAAAGATGGTTCCAGCAAAGTCTGCTTCGCCCGTGAGGGCTGAGTTGAGGATATCGGCCATAGTATGTATCGTTAATAGTTACTTGTTTGTTTGATTTAGGGGATCGTGGCAGGATTTTATACCTGCAACTTTGGCTTTATGGGCTTGCGTCTGATTCCGCCACACGATCATTATTCTGTTTCTTTATATTCCAAATCTATATGTGCAAAGGGTTCTGGCAAGTCGAATCTAGGTTTAGTCTCTACCTTGCCTTCGGCCAGAATAGAAATGATATCAATGACCTCTTGAGAGCCCTCATAAAAACCCGCACTCTTGATAAACACGGGAGACAGATCAAAGCCTTGGGCCACAGGGCCTGTACTACGTTTCGGCCTAACGCGCCTTGCAATGTGTTTAAGCCCCTTCTGCATATGGGGCAATGCCCACGTTTTACTCCATTCACGGGCGTCCTGATCGGTCCATTCGGTCATTAGATATATACTACCGCTATACGCGGATAAGTGGTTTGTCTAGAAGAAAATTATGCTTCGGTGGCCATTGGAGGTCGGCCTGCGGGCCTAGCCGTTTTCTCAAGAATAGAACTCCGCGTCTTTAGATCATTAAGAGCCATCTGCTGACGAATAGTCTCCATCTTCTGCGCGTGGGTTTCTTGGTTCATCATCCGCTTTTCTTGCATCTCGGCTAGTTTAAGCTGGGCCTTTTGCAATTCCATTTCGGAGCGTGGGTCGATCTGTCCACCTTGTGGAGCCTGCTGCATAGCCTGCTCCTGCATCTGACTTTGTTCAGCCATAGCACGATTGATGACCTGTTGTTCCAACTCGTCCACATAGGCAGTGACGTTCTGAAGCTGGCGCTTGAGTTCGTTGACTTCTTGTTTGCGGAAGCTGTTGGTTGAGAAAAGAACCAGATGCTCTGTTGTATGGTCGGCTGTAGGACGAAGGATGGCCATTGCCTGTTCGTCGGGCATCTGCTGCTGGCGGTGCATTTCAATAATCTCCGCCATAAGGGGAATGTGGGCTTCGATGTGGACGGCATGGTTCTGACTGTCATGCACCATCTGCTGCACACCTTGACGGAGGTTTCCGTTCTCAAGGTTGGCGATGTCGAAGTCAATCGTACGGCGCGGTCCCTTCTCCGAAACGAAGAGGTTGACCTTCTGCCAGCCAACCCCAGAGATGCCAGCGATGACGGAACGGAGGGTGTTTTCTTTGCCCTTCTCGTCCATCAAGGAATAGAGTTCCATGAGTTGCTTGGAGGCCATCTCTGTCATCACGGGGCTTCCATCTCCCATGGCGCGGAAAGCTGTAACTTTCAAGAACTGGCGCATACGCTCAACACTCACCCCACGGCGCAAGCAACGTTTGCGGAATTCTAGGGCTAGGCGTCCACCCTTATCGTTAGCTGTGAGAAGTGGGCTAACGGCCCTGCGATACTGCTCGGTCAAGAGTTTGTTATACGGGGTATAGAAGAGTTCCAGTGCTGCGGCGTTGAGGGTGGATTCTTGGCGGGCTTGCTGCACAACTTCGGTGGCGGAGCGGGCCTGTCCATCAGTGTTTTGGCCGCGAGCGCGATAGCTACCCGTGTTGTTCTGCAACACCTGACTCATCAGGTTGTATACGGGAAGCCCCTGAGTTGCCACAGCAGGAGGTTGAAGTTGGATCGGGGTCAGCCCACTAGGGATGAACGTATAAGGCCCGACCTCAATATATTGAAAGTCTTGGATGGCTTCGGCGTCACCCTGCAATTGGATGAGGCCAGAGGTAATGGCGGCTTGGGCGGCTTGGCACAACACGCGGTTTGAAATCTGGATCTGATTGTAGATCTTTTGCTTGAGTCCGCGAATGGTATGGAATGTGCCCTGTCCTACCCCGTAGGTGAAGATGACGAAGCATTGATTCACATTTCCATATCGGCTGTAGCGTTCGTAGAGGAAGTCCGAAGAATCCCGACTCCCGATTAGCTGGGTGAACTTGCCGTCGAATTCCTTATTATATCCGTAGACCAACTGAGCCCGATGGTAGGCCGACTCGCCAGCGTAGAGGTCGTTCTCTTTTATCTCGCGCTCAAAGTCCTCCCAGTGGGCGGTGTAATTTTTCCACTGATCGCGCTTGGTCGAAGCCTTCCAGATGGCCTGCTTGACCGCATTAAGATTCCAGCCAAGAGCCTTTGCAGCCTTGGGATTACGGATGTAGTTGTAAAGCTCGCTCACGCTCATGGAGCGTTGGACAACGGCCACTTCGATAGATTCGTCGGACACCTTAGTGTCACGGGCCACCTTGAAGTCTTTTAACCCACAGGGCTCCCAGAAGATGGAGCGTTCGTCGGGCCACATGGCCACCCCAACTCCGTCTCCGACAAACTCGCGAGAAAGGAGTTGCATGTTGTAAGCATGGTCGGTCCACTCCTTGAGCATCCAGTCAAACTCCTCAGAGATAATTTCGGAGTCCTCGTTGGAGTCTCCTTCGTAGGAGTCCATAATGACATTGGCAATGCGGGGCACTCCGTTTTGGAGTTCAATATACGGGGCCAAGGCTGCTTCCATGATGGCATTGGCTTCCCCAAAGTTGGCATTGACTACATGCGTAAGTCCCTTGGATTTAAGCTCTTCGGCATCATAGGGCGCTTCGCCATTGACTAGGGCTTGAGCCCGCGCACGGAGATAGGCCGCATCTTCGTCCTGCTCGATATACTTATCTGCAATGGAGATGAGATTGTCGGAGGACTTGATCCGTTTTTTCGGCGGAGATCCCGCCTCGTTTAGATTCTCCAGTTCTGCGTTTCCGTCTTGATTAGCCATTTAGGGTAAGAGTTTAAGATTTATTCCGCTTATAGTCAATCAGACTCAACAGAATCTATTTTTTCTGTTAATTGATTTTCAATGGCTTGTGCCACTGGCAGGATCTGCGCGGCAGCGTTAAGCCCGCCCTGCTTGCATGCCAGATCAAGGCATTGCATGACCAGCTTGGCCTGTTCGCTGGTCAGGGTGACGGTCTTATTCATTGGGCTGCTCCTGCTGGCTGGCCAAGTAGGCTTGGGTCGCGGGAATCGCGGCGAGGACTGCCTCAAACGCGGCGGCGAGTTCGGGAACGGCCTGCATGATCTCGGGGTTGAGCGGCGCGGTCATGCGTTGGACGAGGCTACCATTGGCGAGTTCGCCGTCTGCGGTTGCGGGTAGCAATTCGACGGTGATGGAGCCGCTATCCGTTGTCGGCTGGATGGCAGACAGGGTGTAGACATGGAGCCTGTCGTAAACCTTGGCGGCTACGGCAGGGACTTCTATTGGTGTTGGATTCGTTAGCATAAGTTTATTGGTTGAGTTGGAAGAGAGCCTCACTGCTGGCTTCTTCAAAGGTGTATGGAGTGGCGGGCCAATCGCTCCGCCGCTCCTCTGGCTGCGTAACGCCCGCGACGATGAGCTGATCCAGCCACCCCTGCACTGCCGCGAGCTTCGGCGAGGTCTTGCCTGCCGCGTCGAGCTTCAGCTTGAGATACAACATCGTCGTGCTGCGGTTGCCCGCGAAGCCCTGCTGGTCTACCCATTCGGCGGCGGTGAAGGTCGGAGCAGGCGGCACGATCCAAGCCCCATCGGCCCACACCGCATCGGCTGACGGCGCTGCGGGCTGCACGGCCCAATCGTTGGCCTTCGGGTTGCCAGCGGCCACCCACGCAGCCATCTGCTCGCCAAGGTCGCGGACATCGTTGGGGTCGGTGATGCGGTAGTAGTTAAGCATAAACTCGCGGATGGTTGGCGACTGTCGCCGTGTTGTTGTTCGTGATGGTCAAGCCGCCGCGCACATCTTGGAGGTCGCGGACGAGCGGGGCGTAGAATACGAGCGACTGCGGGCGGACTTTGTCGCAGGTCATGCCGTCTGCGAGGGAGGCGATTTCTTCGGCGGCGAGGGCTACGTTCCAGACGCCGACTTCGGCCAATCGCCCAGTGTATGAAAGCCCAACAGTCGTGTTGCGTCTTGCGCCGACAAGAATTTCTGTAAGTCCATTTTGCGAGCCAACATTTGTCGTGTTTGTTGCCCGTGATATGCCGCCCACATAAACCGTCCGCGAGGTTGAGCTTTCAAAAAGGCCAGCGGTATGAGTCCATTGATTTAATGAAGTCTCGCCGCCGTAAGAATTAGTGTTGCCCGTCGTTGCAGTGGCGCTTGCCCCCGCCGCAACTACGGCCATTTGCGGCACGCCGCCTGCAAGGTTGTGTTGTAAAACATTTCGATGCGTGCCGCCGTCACCAATGCCAACAGCGGCGCGGTCATTTTCCGCAGCCGTTGGATAAACCCAGCAGGCAATCGTCATTGGCCTTGCTGTTAGCGATCCGATGGTTGCCGAAAGGTAACGAGTGTTGGCGTTGTTAAAATCGTAAGCCATATTACGCCGCGCTCCTTACTTCTGCTAAAACCAATTCCGCGTCTCCCGACATGGTATCACCAGCGGCGTTCGCATCCCGCGTCACCTTGAGGCGGTAGCCGTCACCCGCCGTCACGGAGTCGATGGTGGTCAGGGTGATTTCGGTCACGGTCAAGATGCCGCTGGTGCCGTTGGCCGCTGCGGTGCCGCTGGCAATGGTGTCGAAAGAGTCTGAATCCAAGTCGGTGGTCATGCGTTCCAAGGACACATCCCAGACCACGTTGCCAGAGGTCGCGGTGGTCGCCGCCCAATGCAGGCGGATCTTGAGGCCAGAGCCGAGTGAGGCAGCTTCGGGGATGATCGAAACGAAGACGGCGCTCTCGTCCGTGGCGTCATCGAAGTCCAAGACGGCGATGCTGTTGCGGGTGTCCAGCGTGGCGAAGGCGGTGGCCGTGGGCTGGTTGTCGGTTGCGGTGAAGACGGCGTAGGTTTTTGTGCCGCCGCCTGTAATGTCACTTGTCAACGCCAGCGTCCCGCTCGCATCAGGCAAATCATAAGTCCGATTCGCCGTCAGCTTATTCTGCGCGTCGAAGGTGGCGGTTTCGCTGCCTGTGTTGTCGGTGAGGACGAGGTTGCCTGCCGTGAGGGTGCCGCCAGACAAATTTAGCGGGGTATTACCCGACCCCGAAGCAACAAGTCCCACTTCTTGAAGAGAGTCAAGGAGGTCGGCGGTGAGGGCGGGTTGATCGACGGGGGTCGCGCCGAAGAATCCGATCTTCTGCGTGGTGCTGGTGCCGATCTTGGTGCCAGTGGTGGTGTCGGTGACGATGTCTCGCGTGGAGGCGTCGAGGTTGCCGTTGAGGGTCAATGCGCCACAGGAAAAACCAGCAAACGCTGAATCATCCGCCAGCCTTACTTGCAGCGTTGCGCTGCTGGGCTTCAGTGCAGGAAAGCTGCTGGTGGTGCCGTTGAATATCAAACGATTGGAGACATAACGCATCCAATCTGTTGCGCTTGAGCCGCCGCGAATCGTGACTGAACTGCTGCTAACATCAACGGAGCAGTTACTAAAGAATAACCCACCGCGATTGGATGTTGGCTGAATTTGCAGCCCTGTTGACGTGAAAGATGGGGATGTTCCTACATAAAAAGCCCCTGTGTCTGTGGCCCCAAATCGCGTCACCCCATCCGTCTGAAACTCCAGCGCCCTCGCCGTGCCGCCTGCTGATCCTTTTTCCGTGCCGATGATGACGGAGCCTGCCGATTGCGCGATGATGTTTAGGCGTTCAAAATTCGTGGTGCTGGTGAAGGTGTTGTAGATGCGGAAGGTCTGGGCGTTCGCCGCGTTTCTCTGCGCGAGTATTCCCGCATCGTCGCGGACAAGGACAGTGTCCACACCTTGCCCAAGTCCAACGGCTCTCCCAAAAGACAAATCTCCAGACAAGCGAAAGCGGGAAACCGTGCATGTCCACATTTGCGAATTAGCGTTGTTGACGAATGCAACGTGCCCACTCTCTTCCGTTGCACTGTGGTAAAAAAAGCCTGCGCCACTTTGAGCGCCAGATACCAAAGCAAATGATGTAGCCAATACCCGTCCATCGCGCCGTATGTTTGCCACCGAGGTGCCGCCTACTTGAAAATCTGCCAGCAGCGAAGCGGATGCGCTGGCGGTGTTTGTCGCGTTGAGGCGAAGCGCCGTGAATGTGGTGCCGCTGGCGTTCCAAGTCTGCGTGGCATCAAGGACAGGAGCCGATGCCGTGACCGTGCCGCCTGTTAGGGTGAGCGCGGAGCCAGATGTCGGGGCGGAGGAAAGCGTGGTGAAGGCTCCAGAGGACGGGGTGGTGGAGCCGATAGCTGGAGGGGATGCCGCGTCGAAGCCCGCACCAAACTCCACTCCCGTGGCTCCAGAATTGACACGCAATACTTGATTTGCTGTACCTAAAGCAAGAGTAGAAATAGCTCCTGATGTGGTTGTTACTACTGGCAAGCCGCTCGTAGAACCGATGGTGCCCGTGTTGGAGATGTTGCCATGAACATGGGATAGTGGGGTCCTTGCATCACTCAACCGTGGATCATTACCCTCTGCAAAGGTTCCCGCTGTAGTTCCTTTGACTACTGGCTGGGGATAGAATGAAGAAAGAAAGGCCATCTAATTATTGTATTATGGTTCGGGATTTGGGGCTACCATTATGTTTCGGGATTTAACCCCGCCACGGCCTCACTACTCGCTTCAGCAAAGGTCGCCGCTGGGCTTCCGAAAGACTCCTGTGGTGCGGGTGTCGGGGATGCGGTTGTAGTCTTCATGGTCATGGCACAGGCGACAACGCATCCGCCAACTGCTGCCCCGTCGAGTCCAGCGTGGCCGCATTTTTCAGCCGCGCCCCAATGCTGCCCGAAGTAGTCATCCCGCTGGTCAGCGCATCCCAGACGGCAGAAGGAGTTAGGACGGCGGTTCCGCTGGTGTTGTCTACCAAAACGCCAAGCGCCACGCTGCCAGCGGCAGGAACGCGCAAAGTTCCTGTCGTATTTCCTTGGTTAAAAGTTGTCCCGAAGCGGACATCGCCTGCTGCTGGTAAAGCGCCAGACACGGAAGCCGCGTCGATGAGCGTCTTCTTGGTCGAAGATAAACGATGGACGAGGCACACGTTGGTCGTTTGGTCTGGGCAACTGACGGCTCCCGCCACAGGAACTTGGCCGAGTGCGCCAAATTCAAATTCCTCGACGCGGGTTTGCGAGCCAATAACGGCAGACTGAACGCCAACCGCCGAAACCATTCCAGTAGCACCAATGCCCCACCCGTTGCCTACTGCGCGTGTGACGGTCAAAATGCCTGTCGAAACATTATTGACGCCGATTGAGTTGTTGGAGGCGATAGCAGAACCCACGATTGTCATCGTTCCTGTTGAGTTGTTCTGCGCCCCAAAAGCAGAAGCAACGCCGCCGCCTGTGGCGTTTCCTGTGAGGTTCAATGTTCCTGTTGAGGTATTATTCGCGCCGATAGTTGCTGCCGAAGCTCCGCCCGTGGCATTGCCAGTGATGGTGAGCGTTCCAGTAGAAGTGTTGCCTACGCCATTAGCGCCAAAAGTTGAGCCTCCCGTTACGTTGCCTGTAATGGTAACTGTGCCAGTGCCAGTATTTCGGCAACCATCAGCACCATTTGACGATCCGCCAGTAATGTTGCCAACGATTGTAAAAGACACATTCCCGTTAGGTTGAGTGCAGAGAGTTGTTCCAGCAACCACATTGGCGGTTAAAGTAATCCCGCTATTGAGCGAAAAATTTCCGCCATTCGTGGCGCTATTGGCATTGTCATTCCGCACCTCGCCTACTGTGGTATTGACGTTGACCGTGATGGCAAAGTTGTTGGAGTGCAGCACATCGCTGCTGGTAAAAGTAGACCACACATCCGCCGCCGTGCCGCTGGGTGTGGTGGCCCAAACATCAGTGGCGTTGATGTTGGCTGTTTTTCTGGCGAAATAGTTTGCCATGACTTACAGCCCCTTGGAGGCAACGAGGGTTTGCAGGGCGTTCGTGATGGCCGTGACGCACGCGATTTCAGCGGGGTCTTGGACTTCGGAGAGATAACCGCGAAGGATGCCGATGGCGGCGGCGTCTGCCTGCTCGACCGAGGCCGCTGTGTCTTCGGTGGCAGGGACAATGCGCGTCGGGATTAGGCGCATGGCGATGGAGGCATCGGGCGAGCCGTCTGCTTTGTATTTGCCCGTGATGGCAAGGTTGAGCGACCAGCGGTCATAGGTCTGGCCGTCGATTGCGAGAGGAGTTGTAGCGATCATAGTTTTGTTTATTGGTTAGTTGTTAAGAGTAAGAAGCTGTCAGTCGATTAGCCCACTGGACGGCGGATGCGGTAAGCGTGGCGACGAAGCTGCCGCCCGCGTCAAACTCGCTGCGGCGGATCGTCCAGCTTGCGGTGGATTCACTGGTGCCTGCGTCTGCGAGGCCCGTGTAGGTGTAGGGGCTAACGAAATCGCTGCGGACTTCGCCGCCGCCGCTTCCGCCCGTTGCCGACAACTCCCCCGCCGACAGGCTCAAGCCCGAGCCGATTTGGATCTCCTCGATGGCACCTGTGCTAACGCTCGTCCGTCCGAGGATGCGGGCGGTGGCTTGGGTTAGGCCGCTGGTGGTTATGGCTCCTTGGAGGGCGAGGGTTCCGCTGGAGTTGGGGAGGTCGTAGGTGCGGTTGGCGGAGAGATTGTTGTTTGCAACAAAATCAGCAGTAGGGCTTCCAGTAGTCAATTCATCAACAATCCGAACAAGTCCATTGAAAGGAACTTCTACGCCGCTCAAACCATTGGGAACAATTAAGGAAGTCAGTGTAGCCGAGTTAAACGTCACATCATCCGTGGCCCCAAGGCCAATATCACTTGGAGCCAGAGCATCTGTTCCGCCTGTGGCGTGGGAGGCTTTGTGCGCCGTGGGTGTCCTCGCATCGCTCAATCGCGCATCATTACCCTCTGCCGCTGTTCCTGCGGTGGTTCCGTAGCTGACAGCGAGAGTTCTATTGGCTGTGAGATCTCCACCACCAGTCAATCCTGTGCCAGCACTAATGCTTCGAGATGTTGGAACACCTCCGATATTAGTTAATGCGGTTGCGGGATTTGAGACATCAGATAAGTTATTAACTTCAAGAAGCGCCCCTTGTGCCGTCAAAAGCCCGCCTACATTGATTGTCCAAGCCGTAAATGGCCCGCCGCTCCCGTCTACGGTCTCGACGTTGACCACCAATGTCGTTCCAGAATAGCTGGTAACAATACCATGCATATGACGGGCTGCATCGTATACAATGGTAACGTCCTGTGTCGGGGTATAGCTGAGTCCAGATTGGACGGTAAATGTTTTGCTTCCCGTGGTTAGGGAATGAGAAGTTGTGGAAGTGGTTAGATAGCGGTCTCCGCGATTTGCCAATGTAAATGCCGTAGTGGCAATCTGGGTAGTGTCAGTTCCAGCAGCAGCAGTAGTTGCTGTCGGGGTTCCTGTGAGCGCGGGGGAATCAAGATTAGCCTTGAGATTTAGCGCGGTCTGGGTCGCTGTAGACACGGGTTTCGCGGAATCACTTGTGTTATCGACATTGCCAAGCCCAATCTCTGACTTTGTGATCGTGTCCCACTCTGGGGCTGTTGCTCCGCTATTTACCCTTAGAAACTGGTTTGCCGTTCCAATTGGGAGTCGTGTATTAATTCCAACACCACGATAGAGCATATCACCCTGAGTAGTGAGGGTGGATTCCCCGCCGCCTCCCGAAGTTCCGAAACGAGGAACCACCTGCCAACCCCTTGTAGATCCCGTGTAGATGAGGGTGAAGTATGCTCCCTCGACATTGGCGGTTAGATCCTCATTGAGACTTTCGATGGGCTGGCCGTTGCGGGCAATTGTAAGAGGATTGGTATCGAATGTTTCGGCGTAATCGAAAATATCGATGGCGTCTCCGTTGTCGGGGTTGAGCGGCAGGGTCAAGGTAATTGACCCGCCCGATGTGTCGGCGGCAATAAATTGACGGTTGCTGACCTGTTGGCTTGAGGAAACTACTTCGTAATTGATGTTCGGGCTTGCCCCAGCGGGACCAGTGGGGCCAGCGAGCCCGCGCTCAAGGATCTCAATAACCTCAACCTGTCTCTCTACTACTTCTATAACTTCTTGGGCCATAGGTAGTATCTTTAGGCAACCGCCGCGTAGACTTTGGCCCCGCCAGTGGCAAAGGCAATAAACGTGTAGCCTTGGCTTAATTCTATTTCGTAAACATTAGTTCCAGCCGTCAATCCAGCCGCCTGAGTTGCCGTGATGGTTATTTCTATGGTTCCGTCTGAACCGAGGGTTATCCCGCTACCAGAGGTTAGGGTCAAAAGGCTGACGTTGTCATCAGCAAGCTCCTTGATGACCATGGTGGCACCGTAACCAGAAAGGTTGACAGGCACGTTGCTTTTTCCGTTGGAGGATTTAATCAGATAGCGGAACCTTGCTGTCCAAGTCTTTCCTTGGACGATCTCAATGTCACGCT